CTAACTCTCTGCTATAGCTATCTAACAGGCTCTACAACAAACAGAATTAAATAATATCGTTCAAATCGAGAGCCTAGATCCCAGACAGTTTATTATATATATTATATAAAGGGGGGCCGTTTTTGGTCTACGTGTTCATTTTTAGCTCTATATGGCTTCATTAGGCTTACATTTTAGCTCTTTTTCGATGTGGGGATTTGACGTCATCGATTAGCGATTAGGCTCTAGGATTTGACGATTTTTATCGAAATTCGATCGAAAAAGTGAACGATTTGGGACCGTTCAAGGTACATTTTTAATCGAAAAAGGCTTCGATTTAGGCCTTAAAAGGTTCGAAATTTCATCGAAAAAGGCCCTAATTTTATCGAAAAATGTACACTTTTGGGCAATAAAATAGGCCCCAAAATTGCCTAAAATCGTTCGAAAAAGGCAATAAAATGAGCCCCAAAACGTCGAAAAATAGGCCCAAAATATTGCCTTTTTAGGCCCTAAAATGGGCCTTTTTGGGGCTCTTGGGAGGGGCTTCGAAATTTGACCTCTAGGATTTGAGAGTTGAGCTGGAAGTATAGTGTTTGTATAGTGACGTTGAGCCAACCCAAAGTTTGAGAGAGCCTAGAGCCCCGGCGCCGCCACCCCCGACTCGAAAAGTAGCTGTTTTTGAATAGGCTAAAGTATGTTGATAAGATACGTAGTCAATTTCTAGTTCGAATTTTGAGGCACATTTTGAAGGTAATATTAAGGGTACATTGAAAGGTAATAATTAAGGCAACTACTTAGTCATATGTACATTGTTTCGATTTTTCATTTCGATTATCGTTATCGATTACGTTTAGAAGGTTACGTTAACGTTAAAGAACCTTGACCTTTATATAGGTTTAGTTTATATTGGGTTTATATATTATATGTAGGCTTATGTGTATATGTATTATTTAGAGATTTTTCTTTGTTGGGAGTGGGGCTGGTTGTTCTTATCGAATCGATTTGAGATTTCTTTCTGTTTGGTGTCGAGTACCTTATTGGTTTACACATTAATAGGGATCTCCTATTTGGTGATTAGAGATCCCTATCTTTAGTTATTTGAATAGAGTTTCCTGTATTATGCGTTGGTGAACCTTTTGTAGTATACCCGGTATCTGTGTATTGACTGGGATATATTTCTGTTCTATATCCTGGTCTGTACTACAGATGTAGAACAGCTTCCTTGTTTCGGGGTTGAAGGCTACTCCATCTATTCGATTATAGAACTGATGTTCGAAGTGGATTGCCCTGTGTAGTTGGAGACTCTCTTGGAACTTGTATGTCATGATGCCTTCTTTGCCATGATATACCATGTATGTGATGATATCATTGATGGTTTCTATTAGTGTAGTTTTCATTGCTTCTAGTTGTTGAAGTTATACCAATATCTAATATATGATGTACTGAAGTCTAGATTGTCTAGAAGAGATTTATCTTTAGTCTTTATTGCATATTCTCTTAGTCTTCTTGAGAGAGGTGTGTTGAACTGATCCATTATGATGTTCCAGTTCAGGTAGTTCATGTGATATTTGATCCCCATGAGCAATGTAAACGTATCGATTGCAGTTTCTACTTCCTTGTAGTCTTCACCTTCCAGTTCTGTGTGTTTGTTGAGCTGGTGGATGATGTAGCTGTAATAAAATTGTACATATCCTTGGATATCATCTGCAGATAGTTCTAGAAGCCATTCAGCATCGGCCTTGTACTCTTCCTTGATGTTGAACTTGTTGACTTCTTCTCCCTTGTATACTTTGCAGTATAGGTAATTGTTAGGGAGGACTTTGGTTTCCCTTGTTGGGATGATAAATAGGTTTTTCATATTATTTCTTTGTTTGATTGTAATCTGAGGAACTGTATGTGTTTTGCAGTTGTTCTACTGCATCGAGATAGTTCTGACCGGCCTTAGTTTCCAAGATTGGAGCATCTTCGTAGATTCCGATTGAATCTAGCAATCTTTCAGTTGATTCTCTGTAGACCTCGTATGTGTGGAGATCTCTTTGCATCTGATTAGAGATTGCCTTGTAATACCGGAGTGAATCTCTTGATGATTTTAACATCCAGTAGAGGCTTGCCTCTTTACTGTTTGTTGTACACCCTGTGATTGAGATCCCTAAGATGAGGAATGTTGCGATGATAAATGATAGTTTTTTCATTTGACTATGTTTTAGAATGTTAATGTTAATGTGATCTTTGAAAGTTTTTCTTCTCTAGAGATGATTTCTATGTTAGCATTGATGTTGCAATCGTAATCTTCAGCATAATCAATGTAGTCAAGGATTGCATCCATGTAGTCTTCTGGGATTTTATGAATGGGTTCTTTTGAACTATCCCAGATTAGTAATTCATAAGTGAGTTGATCTCCTTCTAAAGATTGAGTTGCAGTAGCTTTGAGGATTTGAATGTTAGAATTCATGTAACCTACTCTGAGAGTGTTAATCTCTTTTTGAATAACCTTCGTGTCCAGATAAGCTGGAGTGTTGTTTTTAATAATTGTTTCCATTTTGACTAATATTTAATTAATTATTTGATAATGCAAATTTACTAATTATTTTTTATATATGCAATGAACCGAGCTTACCAGCTTAAATACTACTGAGGCCAAGTGTGGTCTATTCGTCTATTCTGGTTTCCACTCTACCATCCGAATATCTTCTGTAAGTAATACTTGGATGGCTTCTATCATATTCCTCAGCTACTACCCTTAGTACCTTTAGCATCTCTATCTGTTGCTTTGCTTGTTGTACTTGTTTCTGATAAACTTCGTACTGTTCCTTGGTTATCTCCTTACCCTTAAAGTAGTACTTATGTACATATTTGATCTCTGGTTGTGGTTGAGTTACTTCTTTCTCCTCCTCTGAACTATCTTGAGGAATATCAGGTACAATGAGATTATTCTTAACTTCCACCTTGTTAACTGGTTTATTTTGCGGTCTAGTCGAAATTACTAAACCAATGAATGTGATTACCGCTATTCCTATAAAAATCTTTTTCATATTGCTTGTGATTTTGCATATACTAAGCAAATTAGCTAGTTTTCGTTTGCTCTAGTAACTTGCTTAGTATATTAAGTGAAACTTATTGCTTAATGAACTCTTGAATTTCTAGCATTATGCTTTTACAAGTTTGTCTGAACCCTCTTGATGTTTTGAGCCATTCCTGATAGTACTGGTGTATAGCTGGATTCTTAGTGCTGTACTTTAGCTCTCTGTATTTGAGCATTAGCTTAGCATCAAATATCAAGTCTGTATTAGTAGTAGCTATGGCTATCATTAGAGCTTGTACCTTTGATAACTCATCATCGTATGGGTCTTCTGATAAAGTTAATTCTAATAGGTTTTGCTCTATGTAATTCATAGCTTGCTTGAGATCTCCAAAGAGAAGGATTCTCTTTGGACTTAATAGATATTCAAGTTGAGGATAATCTGATGATAGTTTTGACCTCAACCTTGAATGTACTGGGATTATCTTACTTACTAATTGTTGGCCGCACCATTGAGTAGTTGTAGTACCTTCCTCTTCTATTGTGAAATACTTATTCGATGATAGTATCTCTTTGAATTGAGTTATTGATTTTAGCTTTTCCATATTAATCATTTTCTAAATCGAAGTACATACTTTCTACGTAGTTAACTACCCGTTCATATTCTCTTCCAGAAACTGGGCCATCCTGGTAAGCTTTTTCGATTAGTTCTTTACTAGTACCATAGAAGCAGCCTACTTTCCATAGCCCATTTGACCTGGTGTAAGTGAAGAATCTTCCACTTGACCAAATGTTTTTACCTATGTAGTAGTCCCTATCTGATTTAATTATAGCATCTCCACCTATATCGGCATTACCAAATATATGAGTATTTCCAAGTATATTGACATTACCATATATGGTTGAATTATTGGAGACTATAGCATCTCCATATACTTTAGCATGATCAATAACTATAGCCCTACTTGTTACTTGTGCATTACCAAATACTTCAGCCGCATCTCCTATGAGTGCACGATTTATTATCTGTGCATTGCCATGGATAATAGCCCTATCAATGATATTAGCCTCATCATATACTTCGGCATTATTGTATACTCGAGCATAGTCGTGGATTCGAGCATAGTCGTGGATTCGAGCATAGTCGTGGATTCGAGCATCTCCATATACCCTGGCCTCATCTAAGACCATGGCTTCATCGTAGACCCAGCAATTACCTTTTTGACTAAGGTTCTCTTCTTTTTCGATGTAACCACCAAGTTTACCTTTTTTTACATTTCCAAAGTCTCTTAGAGCCTGTATACCGTATAGGGTTTTACCATGATAATGCTTAACTCTATCCTTACGTATAATATATTTCTTTTCCATATTACCCAACGTTATATAATGTTTTTACTGAGTTATCATCCTCTGCTACTGATTGAAGAGTTGCTTCTGATTCATCATGTTCAGTGATGAAGTTGCATACTATTTCGGGTATGCCCCGAACTTTCTTCTGCCAGATGAATTCAATGAGAATTGAGCCATCTTGATCGGTTGTGTAGTTTACCGCATTTAATGCTAAGTAAGCATTAATTGTGTGATAGTAATCTGATAAATCTTCAAGGAAATTCTTAATAGAATCTACCACCGGAAGAAAGCTAAATTGTTTAGCTGTTTGAGAATTAAGTTCATCGGATGGTTTATCATTTAGTGATAATGCCCTGATAAGGTTTTTCTCAACGTTGATAGAGAAATTAGTAGTAACTTCAAGGTGTAATCCCATGATGAAGTTCTCTTTGCCTGGTATGTAAGCCAGGATGTTTGTTAATTGTTTCTTTTCCATTTTGACTAATATTTAATTAATTATTTATTATTTATAGTGCAAATTTACAGATAATATTTTATTTCTGCAAATTTATATGCAACTATTTTATACAAGCTGAGGACATGAAAAGAGCTAGCAAGTGTTGATCCTGCTAGCTCCTAAACGTTACCTGAATTTTAAATCATCTTACCTTTAGTAACTAATACCAATGAACTCTGATGAACATTTAAAATAAAAATCAACATAAAAGTAGTGCATTATTCTATAGTTACTTCCCACAAACTTAGTGTAACTTCTAGAGAACCCTTCTTATCCTTCTTGAGTGCAATGGTTACTATCATGCTAATCTCTACTAAGAGCCCAGCTAGCATAAGTGTGGGTACATTAACTATGCTATCAAAGCCTACCCCATTGTTTCTGAGAAAGTCTCTTAAAGCAACAGTTGTACCTTCATCAATCTTACTGCCATTTACAGTTATAAACTCCTTGATAAGACCCTGGACTTTAGTTAAGTACTCTTGGTTCTTCTCAATAGTACTTCTTTTGGGTAAAATTATTCTTATTTTCATTGCAAAAAGTTTTTGGCCGAGAAATCTTCTGGCTCCTCGGGTAAGTTATCTTCTATCTCTTCGTATGTATCTAACTCTGGGTCATCAGCATCTTGGTCAACCCTCATCTCAATCTCCCTACGCATTTCATGATGGTCCTGTTCGGAATGTTTTACTGCTTCTTTGATATTCTCTAAAGCATTACTCATCTCTGTGTAGTCTAGGGTTTCTCCAAGAGATTCCTTAGCTTTTAAGCCGCCATTTTGATTAACTGCTACCACTTCAGGTAAACTACCGAGATCATACTTGGTTTCCAGTAGCTTAGCTTCTTCTGATTTATCCAATAGCTTATCTTCTTGGGTAAGTAGCTCTAGAACTTGAGCTTGAGTTACATATTGGTTATTTACCTCTTGGTTATTATTCTGCTGGAACATATTGAATATATTCGTAGTGCCAGAACCACCCATAAACTTCTGTACCATAGACTGCATGGAAGTGGTTGAATCTATTCCCATCTTTAGGGCTTTGTTTACTTCTGCACTAATAAACGGTGTATACCTACCTTGTTGGGAGGCCATCAACAGTTCTATTTGATTGTTGACCCTCATCCTGTCTTCAATAGTCCAAGACATCATCGTGCCCATCAAGCCGGTAATGATTTGTTCCTGTGCCTCTTTATCCCATATTCGAGAGTTCATAACCTGATCCCTCATCTTGACTCTTATATCATCTATGGTAATACCAAGGCTTAAAGCAAATGAACCAATATCATACCTTTTGCCACAAAGTACCATATTACCTATAAGCCATTGATTAACCATCATATCAATAAACTGTTGTTTAACTTCTGGATCTTTTGAGATATGATACTGAGCAGCTAAAGATGTACTACCATAGGGTCTTGGGATCCGGTTTATTTTTAGCTTTCCAGTTTTGGAGCTCTTTTTTATACTTCCACTCATATTTTATATCTAAATAGGGTATATATTCGATGTATTCTAGAGAATATAGTGCGTAGCAATCTAACTTCGTTATGTAGACTAATGCAAAAGACTTAGACCCATTATAAATAAGGGTAAATGGTTTATCGGTTAAACGGTCCCGAGTATAGGACCATTTACCGATAATTTTTAGGTCTGGTTTGGGCAAAAATTTAAACCTATTTGGCCCAGTTTTTAACCTAAATTTTTGCCCATTTAAGCTAATTATCTCCATAGCCATTTAACGTTATCTCGTTGACTGATGTAATTCCCTGAATTCAGCAATCCTTCTTTGAGATTCTGGGAATAATAGTGCCCGTACTGGTACTACATGCAGCTTATAAAACGTTTTCCATAACCCGGGTGTTAGGTTCCTACCCTTTTTCGTAAATGAAATCTCATTAAACTTTTTCTGATAGGTAGTAACCATATCCTTAAACCAAAGGTAAGGCAAAGTTTTACCTGAGGCTTCGTAAAGGGATTCTACATCATCCCTAAATTCTTTTCCGAAAGCCTTAATAAATTCGATACGATTAAATTCGTAGTTCGGTTGTTCCATTCGAAAAACCGAGATATATTCCTGTACTGTCATTTTAAACCTATATTTAATGGATATTTAATAAACTCTAATGGTTTGTCGTCAGGTATTACTTGAAATAAATACCCACGATGCTCATCTTCATAATAACTTTCCCATACTATTGAGGGCAATTTGTAGTTGTCTAGTGGAACCCTTTTAGGTATACCGGTAACTACCAATTTAACTAAACTGATTTTTTCTAGACCCTCTGGGGTTAAATTAATAACTCCCTTATGGTAACTTCCGAAGATTACCAAATCGGGTTGATACTTCGTAGTTTTTATAATGGGCAAACTTATATCTCCCATAACAGTTTGTGGAGAAATTACCTCACCGTTTCGTACTAAGGTAAGTTTACTTTTTCCTACGTACTGATTTCTTACTATATGTGCGAACATTTGGCGTAACTTTATTATAAAAGAGTGATTCTAAATCATCCTTGACTAACTTCTGTACGAATAACCAAATCGGTATATTCCAGTAGTGAAGGATATTTTTCTCAGATACTGAAAGTGAGTATAGTTTAAAGAACTTTATTCGAGTTCGGTACTTAACCCCTTTAGAAACTAAGTATGATTTGATACACCTTTCATGTAAATGTTTTAATTCGAGGAGGTTTTTGAGATAAACCTTCTCTGGTAATCCAGATAACATTGACTAAATTTAATGTGTAAAGGACTACCCTTAGTTGAGTAGCCCTTTGTGTTATAAAACCTATGCTGTTTTAACTTCTTGAAGAACTTCTGAGCGATATTCGTTGTATTCCTTCAGAGCCCTCTTGAATTCTTTAGAGTTTTGATCCTCTATTCTTGCCTTAGCAAGTTCAAGTTGACTGAGTTTGCTTCTTACCTTTTGTCTCCAAGTCTTCCTTGAAAGAGAATCTTTTACGTCTTCTGGGTATTTGTATTTTACTACCCTTTCCTTAGCAACCTTCTTTACGATTTCTACTGCCTGTTGGAGAGCAAGCTTTTTTGTAAGCTTTTCCTTCTTAGAAGGTTTTTCTGATTTTTCGGCCTTAGCTTCTTTCTTAGAAGCCTTTGCCTTAGCATCCTTCTTAGAAGTTTTTACTTCCTGGTTTTCAACTGAAGAGTTGTTAATGCTCTTGTTAGTGTTCTCGACCTTTGTTAATTTTTCTTTTTTCATAATTGACTAAATTAAATATGTTTATAAATCTGTTTATTAATTACATTGCAAAGATACACACAATATTTTATTTATGCAAATATTTTAATCAAAAATTTCTCAAAAGCTGAGGAACAAGCAGTAGTTATGGTAGGAACTACTTTATCTCATAAGCTTCAATGGATAGCTGCTTGTTATTTACCAATGAGCTATTAACCCATTTGCCCTTACTTTCAGCGTTTATACCCTCTATGAAAGTATCATACAAAGGTAAATCTTTATTGCCTTTGTAAGCATATAACGCATTGCCATTGAATAATACCCAAATTGTTTCAGTCTTCTGGTTGTAGCCGAAAGCTACAACGTTAGAAGACTCTGCTGGGATCATAACCGTTTCTAAGTTCTTAGATAACGTTTGTAAATTAATTACCTTATCACTCATATACTATTGTTTATGTGTTACTAAAATTAATGCCTTGTTACAGCGTTTCTCTAATACCCTATTTAGTAATTCGAAAGCACCATATACTCCCTCCGAGTTAGCTATGCTCCAGGTTTCACTGTTTTCAGCTAATACAGCAGAACATAGACTTAATTGATAGCATGGTAACAAGCTAACTGACTCAGGATAGTCAACCATCTGACTGTACAGCTCAATTAAACGATCTATTGCCATGTCAACATCCTTAGTTATGGAATGATCAAATAAACAATCTAATTGTGCTCCAGTTATGTGTTTATCTTTGGCTATACGTATTGCTTCTAGTTGAATTTCGGCAATTTGCCTTATAACTTGCCCAGTACTTTTATCCATTTGCTCTTTGTAGTGCTTGTGCCATTGGTTCTACTAACTTCTCAGGGAATTTGCAATCTGGGTACCATCTGATAAAGAACTTAGAAGGCTTCTTATCTGGGTTGTTAAGAAGTTGACGTATCTCAGTGGAGAACTTCAATCGTTCCTCTTCGGTCATGTATACTGGGTACTTAGTGAAGCCTACAGTACTGAATGACATACCCTTAGCAGCTGGTGTAGCCCTGAGTGGATTCTTACGTTCTCTGTACAAATAAGGTACTACCTTCTTCGATGGACCCTCAAGGATTGAAAACCCAAAAATAATCTGTGGGTCAAACTTATCAGCCTTGGGATCTTTAGCTCTTTTAATACATCTTACCATCCAAGATAATGACTTAAGATACTGCCCGTTACTTGTTGGTTCTCCAATATCCCTGCTATTGAATTCAAAGTCTGGGAAGTGCATCTTGAATTCCTCAGTGAGTACAAATACAAAGCCCAAGTCTCTGAGATACTTAATTATCTCTTTTTGGGTTTTACCATCATGTGTCATTTGCCTTACATCCTCAAGGATATCCTCACGAGGTGAGTTCAACTCAGCATTAGCAGTGGCCATTGAAGGTCTACCTCTACCTGCAGTAGGTTGTTTAATTGGTAGTGTACCAGAAAGTTGATCTAAGTAATTCTTGAACTGGTCAATCTCGGTTTTATTACTTAGAGTAATCTCAATTCTTATCGGGCCATCATGCTTAACCTTAGACCCAAGGTTCAGTTCAGTATATGAATCTACTAAACGGTCCGATGTTGGGCAACCATTCTCTGAAAGGAGGGTTACTCTCATCTTTGGTTTAAATATCTCTTTCTCCATAATGTGTTAAATTATACAAATTAAGGGCTAAGATGTTTTTATCACCTTAGCCCCATCAATCATAATCAATCAAACAGATAATATGAATAGTAAAAGCTAGGGTTTAATCTTCTTCCTTCTTAGCTTTTTTATTCTTCTTGTGATTCTTAGCCTTCTTCTCTACCTTAGCCTCTTTCTTAGAGACTTTCGATTTCTTGGCTTTTTCCTCCTTAGGAGCAGCTTCCTTCTTAGCCTTGGGTTTACCACCATTAGCAAGCTTACGTTGCTCAATGCGGTACTTCTTCTTCTCGGCTGATGTCATCTCTTTGCCGTTTACCAGAGGGTAATCGTACTTCATTACTCGAGGGGTAGCTTTCTTTTCTTTCTTAACTACCTTGAGCTCTTTTTCAGATTTCTCTACTTTAGCAGCTTTCTTACTAGCCTTTGCTGCCTTAACCTCGGCTTCTGCTGCTTTAAGTTGAGCAGCTTTCTTTGCTTTCTTCTCTTTTTTCATTTTTATGTACTTTTTAAGACCTTTGAGGTCTGTTAATGGATAAATTTTCTGTAACTTATCTCTTTCCTTTTGAAGAGAGAATAGTAGGTCCCTATACTCTTTCCCATATACTGGATGTTTAGAGTAATCCTTTTCTGGTTTGAGACCATTGGCAATTATGAACTTCCTTAACAACCGTAAGTATTTCATAACCCCAGGAGTTTTGGTTTCTATTGCCATGTTATACGTTCCTTTTGTTTATATTATCCTATAGTAAGGAAATCACCAACCTGGGCAAGAACTCTTCGAAAAATTCTAGTGAAATTATTTAATAAATGTTGGGCTGCTTGATACGGAAATAACTTTTACCTCTTCACCAGGGAATATGAGTGAGAAGTTATTGTACAAGTAATTAACTTCTGCTTTAGTCATATTCGTAAGCAAGCCTTTAGAACGTTTGTGATTTACTTCTAAATCTAATATATGAACATTACCAGATACCCTTTCGCTAACATCATTACGAAGTTTATCTAGCCTTGAGTTTAATTGCTTAACCTTTATCTTAGAATCTTGAGTATTAAGGCCAGTTGATTTAATTATCTTCTCCATCTGTTCGTTAGTACTTATGATTCTATCAATAGTGTCTATCAAAGATTTTCCCATACTGGTTTATTTATAGGTTTATCAATTTCTGGCTCTTGTGACATCTCAAATAAAATCTCCTTTGCCTTATCAATCGTAAATTGAAGAAGATGTAAGTCATCATCATTTTGGCAAGTTTCCTTGTCTTCTAGTGCAATAGAATAAGTATTTATAAGATTATCTAATGCAAGTATGATGATATTTCTTTTCGTCGATTCCATAAACAAAATAAAAGCCCACTACCTGGATTAGATAGTGGGCCAAATCAACCATTAGCGAAATTAGAATATAACGGAACTTTGATTAATCTTCAGATTCCTCTTCGTCCTCTTCGTCTTCGTCTTCGTCCTTAGCACCCTTACCAGGTTTCTGACCAGCAATTACGCCGTGGCCTTTCTTTGCCTTGATGGTAAGTTCACCGGGAATAAAGCCGTTAGATACAGAAACTACTTCGCCAGCCTTGTTGTAAGCCACTGTAGTAGTGTAGATGCCAATGGAACGACCCTTAACCTTTACGGGGTAACCGAAGGTCTCAATTTTGCCATTCTCAGTTTCGATTACATCGAATTGCTTTGAATTGCATCGTTGACCTGCAGGGCGGTTCTTAAGAGCTTCCATACGTGCCTTACGTTTTGCTGCTTTCTCTTCAGCAGACATCTTTGCTGCTGCTTTCTCCTTCTTTACAGGAGCTGCTTTCTTTGTTGCCATAATAATTAATTGTGAAAATTGAAAATGTTATATAAAAATGATGATTTAATGATACCCTATAGTAGGGTAAGATTACTTCTTACCCTTTTTGCCTGATTTCTTAGGAAGTTTGATGCCAAGCTCTTTGGCAACTGCTGCCCGAAGCTTCTCCACCTCGTCTTCATCAAAGTCATCCGGATCTGTGTCAAGATTCTTGTCGTCGCAGATGTCTTCCAATTCTTCGAAATCAGCACCTGCAAGCACCTCAGGAGTTACCTCCTCTTCCTCGTCTTCCTCGTCGTCTTCGTCTTCGTCGTCTTCCTCGTCGTCTTCGTCTTCGTCGTCGTCTTCGTCGTCTTCGTCTTCGTCGTCGTCTTCGTCTTCGTCGTCGTCTTCGTCGTCTTCCTCTTCGTCGTCTTCGTCGTCGTCTTCCTCGTCGTCTTCCTCGTCGTCGTCGTCGTCAGAATCCGAAGCACCAACCAAAGAATCAACTACTTCTGATGGAATTACGGTAACGATTGCCCAAGTACCGTCATCATATTTGACGAGTACGTTGCCATTACCCAATTCAATTCTTTCGATCTCCTTCTTAGCTGGAGCAGCTTTCTTAGCTTTTGCCATTTTGTTAAAATTTAAATGTTACTATTAATTATGTTATAACTCAATTTCTTGAATTCGAATGTATATTGAAATACCCTGTCCAGAAAGAGTATTTTCTGCTTTCGAGGGCATTATTAAATTGCATTATGTTATAGATGTTACTCATCAAATTCAGCTATGTGTCTATTCTTTTCTAGTATACCTTTAGCCATTAAGTCCTCTTCAACCAATTGGTTATAAAGCCTTCTTTTTACGTTTCGATATTTGCGATTTAACCACTTAGTAGAGAACCTCCGATACTGATTGCCTATATTATATAATTTATATGTATCATTGAACAAATTCTTACCACCTTTGTTAAAAGCCATATTCATATTGGTGATGTATCTTCTTCTACGATGTTTATCAGAACGGAATTCTATGGGATATGCCCATTGCCTTAAATGCCTAACTTGGTCCTTAAGAAAGAAAACCTCTTCATATTTATACCTTGGAAAAGTAGTAATGCCTTGTTTGATAAGCCTCTTACCACTTATTATGTGTATATATTTATTAGCCTTGCGACCATGATAAAAGGTTGCAACGTGTCTAGCATGAAGTCTAGAGAAGTATGGGATCCGGCAATAATTCTTAGCATATAACCTTGATTCTACTCTTTGATATATACTCTTCCTTATGTTCTTTGGAAAGTATGACCAAATATAATACCTATCTGGCCATACAAATCGCCTATCCCTACTTATTCTCATTTTTCTTCATATCCTTCTGAGCAGCTCTCGACCAGAGTTTAATTGATTTCTCGTTTGCCTCTGTGAACTTTTTCTGTACTCTTCTGATGATTCTTTCTAAATCGTAACCCTTTTTGGTTAATTCGAAGGTGTACGATTTCTTAGTACCTTTCAAGAGATTGAATTCATCTCTTTCTCTTGGTTTGCGAAATTTTGATTTAGATATACCGGGAACTCTCTTTTTTTTAGTGATTTCCCCGTTTTCGTTCTCTTCGCTTATAAACCCTAATCTGAGTCTTGAACTACGGATTGGGTCATCTGCTGGAACCCCAATTTCGTCTAATTGCCAAAGTAACCACTTATCATATTCATTGATAAGTTCTGGGTTTGGTTCTGGGTTATCAGCCCTATTGATGTAATTGATTAACCCACCAATACTACTACCGCAAGCATCTGGGAAAGGCATTCCCAAAGTTATTGCTTGCCTCTTAAGATCTTTCCAAGTACCTCTGGTTAGATTATCCCTCCGGAGTACTTCTTTCTGCTTACTAATAATTTTCTTTTTTGCCATAATCGCTAATGATTTAAATTTGATATTGCAAAATTAAGAATAATATTTTAATTATGCAAACAAAATCTACTTTTCTATATAAAAATCTGAGGAATCTGCTCTGGACACCGGTAGAGATTTGAGTGGCTGTGATTCATAAAGTCCCTTATGCTTCTTCCTCTTTGCCCGAGCCTTTTTGATAGAACCAGAAGGATCTCTAGCCATATCAAGATTATCCCTACTAAAGTTGATATTGTTCATCTCTTTATAGTTTAATGCCCTTTGTACTATCTCCCTGTACTCAGGCCAAAATTTCTGACCAAGCCTAACCCTTGAAGTCTGAATGTAATAATTAGAGATCTTAAAGCCTAAAGAATCGGCATCATATTTACTATCAAATATATACATGTAGAACCCTGTGATTTCTTTAATAATTTCTGGGTCTTTACGTATTGGCATTACCAAGTAGCCTTCCTTGAAAAGCTTCTTTGATATTAATGCAACGTATGCCGTATTTTCTGCCTTACGACCTCTGTAGTAAAATCTTTCTTTAATCTTCTTCAACATCCAAAACGGAGTCTTAACGGGGTCTAGAAGATATTTAATGTATATCTTATCTTTTTTATTTAGTCTACGCTTATACGCAGATGGTTGTTGCCACTCTTGAGGTAGAATTCTAAAGTTATTCCACCTATCGAATTCTAATATCAAAGCAAGAGTATCTTTATCCCAGGGATCTGTAGATTCACTTAGTACCTTCAGATTGTTACGTATAGAAGCAGTACTTATCCTCTTAACCAGGTTTGCTGAATCACCAGAGAATAATGCTGCCTTCTTACGTTTAACTCTACGACAAATAAAAGCATCAATCAGATCCTTAAAAGTTTCTTGACATGGGTTACCAGGCCTGAATAAACTCGGCCATTTCTCGAGGAAATTAGTGAATAACTTAAAAAACACTTCTGCTCTTTCCTTAATCTCAAGATATTTATAATGAGATAGACCAAGCATTTCACCGGCTTCCCAAGAAGACTTGCCTTGCCCAAGTGTCAAAAAAAGGGAGTGCTGTTCTTTTTCAAGCAACCACTCCCAAGCTCTCTTTTGGTTTTCGTTCATATTAATATGTTTTTTTACTTAGTACGTTATCTATCTTTTCTTGAGTAATATCATCCTCGTTTTTGTCCAAATAGCTAGCATATAATACATCCGGATCATAATTTTGATATACTGAGTATAATACATTGTCGAAAGGTAGGGATAATTTCATTGTACCATAATTTACTATCATCTCTAAACCGATTGTCCTATTTTTCATATCAACTGAAGTTACTGTTGCTTCCACTCCCTCATAAGGATAACCCTTTAGATGAACGAACTGACCTATTTTGATGTTTACTGAATCGTCCAAAGAATATTTCTTATTCTCTTTGGCAATCTTCATAAACCTTCTTACATCTTTCCTTGGGCATAGTGCAATTAAAGAGAAATCATCAAAATCTTCAGCATTATCAACCCTTGCTTTCTTTTTTCTTTGATGTATAGTGATTGTGTCTTTTACCCAATGGTGTATACCTGGGATAGTTCTCTTTAACTTATTAAGGAATATACGATCATGTGCTTTCTCTATCCCCATCTTCATAAACCCATAATTGAAAAGTACTGGCTCCATTGAATATACCATCTTACCCTTACGAGTTTTCTTCAGCACATTTACTGTAGGTATTATGGGTTTGACACCTTTAATACCAGCTTCCTTTAGCTTAGATTTTATATTGCCAAAGTTTTTCTTATCGAGATAGAATATGCAATATACTCTACCACTTTTAGAGCCTAACTTGTTCATATTTATGCTTACTTAACTAAGAGTTTAGCCTGCTTATGTATATTCTTGTAATCTACATATTTCTTTATCGATGAAGCCATGTAAATATGTAATACATTAGCTGGAGTTACTAACGTCATACTTCTTTCACCTTTACCTTTGATACTAGTTTCTATTACATCAGCTAAACCAGGGTCTACAACGAAAAAGAATTCATCTCTTGGCATTGAATTATACCGCATTACCAGTACCGGTACCTTACCAGATCGTTCAGCATCACACTTTGCCTGTTCCCAAAATTTTTCTATTACTGACCCTTTAGTACCAAGTAAAACATGTTCGAAGTTTATATCCCTATAATTCTTACATTCTATGGATAATTTACAACGATGGGCGTGTCTTGCATCAGTACACATAACATCAGATGATAAATCGTTACTTTTATGATAAGCTCCTGAGTACGGTGTTCTTCCGAAAGTATACCCAGTCCAATCAGTAAAATATTTTGCTACAGCTCTTTCAAATCTAGAGCCTTTGTTTTTAGAATTCATATATTGTCTTGTTATTACATTACCTTATAGTAGTCTAAATTGACTTCTACCGTTAATACGTTCAACTTGCAGCGTCTTAAAATTTGATAATGGCAACGATTCCTGGTGTGTAATAAGGAATAGGTTTTTACCTTCGAAAACACTGTCTAATAATGATATTACGATATCGATATTATCTGTAGACAAAGACTCAAATACCTCATCTAAGAAAGCTATATTTATATCCTTCGATGATGTTAATGTTTCATTCATAGCTAATGCCATTGCAACATTACATAGTTGTTGTTGACCACCAGACAGTTCATCATAATCATAATATTCACCATCCATCTCTATCGTAGTTACAAAGTCTTTTTTGGTAGAATTCAAATCTACCTCAAAGGCTATTCTAAAACCTAATACCTTGGCATAAGCTTCTAAAGTCATATTAAGCTTGCCAAGAGACGAATCGAATAAATAAGCCTTTATGCCCTTATTACTTAAAGGGTCTGATATTAACCAATTGTAATTATCAAGCTCTACCTTGTATTTATCTAAATTATCTTTTACGTTACGGATATGTATACGCAGCTTGTGAGCTTTCTGTTTGTATTTTGGCGACAAAGCTTCCAGCTTCCTATTCTTTATTTCTGATAGCTTATGATTTAATTCCTCAAGTGATTCCTCTAAGTCTTCAATATCTGAAGCAATAGAATCGAATCTTCTGAGTTTATCCTTTATTTCTGAGATATTATCTCTTACAGTTTCACGTTTGTCGTTTAACTTTTCGATACTCAGATAAGCCTTTTTGATCTCTTTTACCAATTTTAAAGCTTTAGCCGATTTGCCATCCTCTAATAAATCTATAACTTTAGTGATTACATCTATTAGAGGTTGGTTAGAAACTGTCTTAGCTTCAGCTAACTCATTATTCAAGCTTGAATATCTACTATTTAGTGTATTAAGCTTTTTTTCTAGTGCATTAACTTCTTTCTTCTTATAACTTAGTCTGGTTTCTTTTATATCTTTTTCTAGAGTTTCCTTGTTTTTGGTTAGTTGGGACTTTTCACTTTCTAATTCCGACTTAAAATTCTTTTCCCTGCTCCTGAAATCTTTATAGGCTTCTTTTGCAGTTTCATATTCGTTATCCAATGATTTAAGCTTTGATAGCAATTCCTCTACCTTTAAGCTTACACTACTCTTATACTGCTTTGCTAATGTAGTAGCTACATTCAAGTAATTAAGGTTAAATGCCTCCTCGAATAACTTCTTCTTATCAGTATTGGACTCTTGTATCAATTTCTTCATACCTTGTCCAAACATGATTGAATTCATGAACAAGTTATAAGTTAGCCCAAGCTCATTATTTAGGAACTCCTGTAACTTAACTTTACCCTTAATATCTTGGACTACAGCATCCTTAACCACTACCAGCCTATTTTTACCTTTAGCACCATCTTCTAAAGTACCCGTGTAATTCTGACAGCGTGTTACCTTATAAAATGAATTATCTCTTTGAAAATATACTTCAACTAGAGTACCTTGGTAATCACTAGTTTGGTACTTCTTCTTCGTATTTACATCAGAGGTTCCTTTGATTGATTTACCATATAAACCCCATACTAAAGCAGAGAATATTGAACTCTTACCGGCTCCGTTACTTGCCCTGATTACTATTGGAGCACCTTGATTAAGGTCCAGGGTGTTATCACCTTCGTATGAACAAAAGCCTTTTATTCTTAATCTTATAAATGTTATCATTGTTCTGACTCTTTTAAGATCTTCACTAATAGTTCTTCTTTAACTTTGTCTTTGATACCTTGTTGTTTCATATAACGGTGGGCCAGCTTCTTTTTCGAAAGTTGTTTGGTAATCTTATGGTTTACTACTTCTGGTAAATTCAATTTACTTGGTAGTACTGTATAATAATTACCATCGTCTTTAATATCTTCTTCTTTCTCAACGTCTATGAACCTTGGGTATTTACGTAATGGTACAAACTTCATGCTTAAATCTGTATATACCTTCCAATAGCCCATATCGCAGCCCCTATCTGTTCTGCGTTGGTGCATTGGAGCTCCGACCATATATACCTTCTTACCTAACTTTTGTGGTTTGTGAATATGACCACATAGTACTAAATCAAACCTTGATAAAGTATTTAAGTTCAGATTTTCTACTGAATCTATACGACGGTCATCAGTATCTTTAGCACCCGGATAATCAGTATGCAATAACAGAATATGCTTATACGCTTTATTTAATTGCTTATTTTTTAAGTACTCAGATAAACCAACATTGTGGTCTATGTAAGGTACTCCATGAACTTGAAATTCACTGAACGGTCCGATGTTCAATGCGTCTGCAGGATCTATTACGTTTAATAGGTGGTTCTGAAATAAACTGATCCAACCCTTGTTCATATTACCTATTGTATTTACTTTCTTCAGGTCATGATTACCTTCTATACAGTATATACGTTGTCTTGGGAACTTCTCAACTAAACTGTCGAAGAAATCTTTAGCCATCAAAGCTAGTTCTTGGTCTATGTTCTCTGGCTTATGGAACATATCACCACAGAATAATATTGGTACATGATGTTTAGATGCCTTATTACATAAAGTCTCTATTACATCAAACCCATTCTTAGTTCTTGAATAATCCTCATTAAACTTTGCCCACAAGTTCAAGTGTAAGTCAGAAAATACAAGAGCTAATATCTCTTTATCATTAGATTTTGTCATTTACGAACATCTTTATTAATGCAACCCTCTTATCTAACTCTAACTCTTTAAGTACCAATACTCTGGTATCACCATACAGATCGTGTATAACACCAATATCTGCCCCATAGTCTAATAACCGTTTGGGCTTAAAGATGTTGATACTTGGTAATTCATTTATTTCATGTAGCTTTATATAACCGAACCGATCTAAAGCCATAATCATTATTTGTGATATTTGCCATTGAAAATACCTGCTCAAGATCCTCTTATTATTATCTTCAATAAGCCACTCATCAAAAGTATCTTTAGTGAATGGTATAAATACTAGATGAGTACAGTGTTTACCAAGGCATTGTCTGCACATACTAATAAATTGCTCAACCTCACATTGTGATAGTTTATCTGCCTGCTTATATATAAAGTAAGCAGCATTATCGACAAAACTCCTGTCACTTACTACTTTTGTTAACCCAGAATTATTTGCTTCCTTAAAAGCTTTATTCCTAAGGTTCAACAACTGATAATCTTGCAAAGCAAGATCATTAGAGTCATGAGCTAACATATCTTTATGTTTCTCATCTTTAGTAACTGGTAGTAACTTTGACATGCTGCCCGAAATAAACGTAAAACCATCATCAACTAACATATTAGCCAAAGTGGTTTTACCGCTACCACTAAAACCAAGGAACATTACCTTTGTTGTATTACTCTCTTTTTCCATAACTACGTTCTATTTGTTCTTTCCAATTCTGCAAAAACATTTTGTTTAAGAAGGAGCTTATCGAGCTCTTTACTGAAAACTCTTTAAACTTAATCATCTTAAGCTCTTTATTCTTATAAGTCTTAACTGGTAAATTTTCGGGTTTTAATGGATGCTGTTTAATAAACCACTTGAGATCTATAAGTTCCCGGTTTCTATCTCTAATCTCGAGCATTGTTTTATGGCCTTCATCATTATGAAGATACTCATTACCATCAAGATATTTTTGAATAGATCCAAACTGTTCTAAGAAAACCTTAGCCTTTTTCTCACCAATGCCAGGATATCCTGGAATATCATCTGATGAATCACCAACTAATGTTAGGTAATCTACTGTATCTTTTGATTTATAACCAAACAGTGCTTCACAATTAAGTTCCATCACTATTTGGTCTTTACGCATATTGTACACTTTAACAGTTTGACCTCTCAGTAACTGATTAAAGTCTTTATCAGAAGTAACAATAATTACCTTTGATTTACGAGGCACATATTTTAATGTAAGGTATGCTAAGAAGTCATCACCCTCATAATTGCATAGTTTATTCTTATCATAGATATACTTAATTCTTAGATACCTCAAAAGTTGCATAATTTGCTTCTTTTGATTCTGCAATGATTCATAGTCGATTGATATATTTTTCCTATGTGCCTTGTAAGTAGGTAATATCTCTTCCCTATACTTAGAGTGACCATTATCAAACACTATGTACATATCGTCTGGTTTAAACCTGTACATGTAATGGTGTAAACTCTTAAAGAATCCAAAGATTGCACCTGTTGGAGTCCCATCTGGTGCTGTAAACCTGCTGAATCTATGGAAACTTTGATGTAATAGCCCCTCACCATCAACTAAAAGGTAAGACAGCTGTTTAGCTGTCTTACTAGTTGTACCTTTATTCTTTGCTGCCATATTCAGTTTTGATTAAGCGATTAATATACCATCTTGCCTTTAACAGGTCTTTTTTACCACCCTTTTTACGATGTCTGGTTACATACTTAATAATATTGCCCTCTGAAAAATTAAGGTTATTGGCCTCAATGTAATCAATTGGCTCTATACCTTGCTTAGCATAGTGTTCTGGGTGAGTTTTACTCGTCTTCATCTTCTTCATAATCATCTTCTGATATACCATCTACTGGGTAGAGGTTTTCTGTTAAACTTTCTAGTAATTTTTTTGTTGTACCAAGAGTATTTATACCAGCTTTCTTAATTAATTTTCTACGAAGATCATCATCGTCCTCTAAAAGCTGAATAAATTTCTCTTGACCTCTGCAAAGGTTTTTACCCTTATAAGAGTATGTACCACCTCCAGATTTCTCGATGATCTCTTCCTCTATGAGTATCTCATCTAAGAAGTGTAATCTGTCAAAACCTATGTGGTCAACGTATTTAGGGTTATTGTATAAAGGTGAACCCTTTAAAGTTGGTCCCGGTGGAGCAACCTTGTTCTTAATTGTACGAATTGATGTTACTCTACCTATCTTACGTTCTTTACCTTTGATTTTCTTGGTGATCTGTTTACCACCATACATACCAATACGTAATGAAGCATAAAAAGCTAATGCCTTCCCGCCTGGGGTTACGTCCGGGTTTTCAAACATACCTGCTTTTAGATTCTTACGTAATTGGTTAATGTATAATTGAGTAATACCCAATGAATAGAGCATTTCATTCCTGATACGGAAATACTTATAGATTGCCTTTGCTCTATTACCCATATCTGCCGAGGCATTATCCATTTCTGAATTGATATTAGCATCGGTGTCTAGAGCTGACATAGAGTCAAGTACCAAGAGTATAGGCTCATTATGAGTAAGTTGACTTCTCCAGTATAGGGACATAGAAGCTATCCAATCTGATATCTTCTCTATTGATGTTTCCCTATACACAACCACCTTTGATAGGTCTAATCCATTTATCTCTGCCCATGAATTAGTAAATGATTGCTCGGCATCAACCCATAATACTATACCGCCAAGATACTGACAGCAGTATGCAAAATCAAATGCCATTAATGATTTTCCTGAGCTTTCTTCTCCGAATAACTCAAGTACCTTACCGAATGGTATACCTCCGCCCAATACTTTGTTAAAAGCTAGAAATCTTGATGGTAGCCATGGAGTTTTACTATCATCCACCTCACTAGCAATATATTGGGTAGGATATTTCTTCTGTAATTCCTTTAGAGTTGGAATCTTTATCTTTTTCCTTGCCATATTGTAACTGTATTTCAATAAAATAGGGAGACAGCTAATAACTAACTATCTCCCTACGTATATAACTCGTATGAAAGTTATTTAGCCAGAGTATTACACTATTTAGATATCTCCATGCTTTTTCTTCTTCTTTTTCTTGTCTTTCTTCGATGACTTCTTAGGTGCATCATCATCGTCTTCATCTGAGTCTTCATTCAAGAAATTATTAAGCTCTTCCTCTAGCTCATCATAAGGCTTAATCTGAGCCCGAACCATTGCTTCTAAGTCAACCGGCTGAAGTAACTTCTTATCCACCTTAGTGGGTTTGCAGTTACGCACTGAGTATGATGTATCGAATTGACCGGTACCAGTTCTGTCAATCTTAATATCATACCCATTTACTGGGTCAGTCATATCACCAGCTTCATCCTCATCGAGATAAAGTTCGATAATATCCTGATAAACTGAGGCAGGAACTACTATACAACGTGGTTTACCGTCGTAGTCGAATTCTTTGCCCTTTTCATCAGCATATACAAGAGCAGCCAATACATAACGACGACTTGGTACCAATCTCTTAGCTAATACCTTATCATCCTCATTCTTAGAAGCCTTTAACTCTTGATACTTCTCCATGATTGGGCAGGGCTCATCAAAAGTAGCCGGTGAATAAACCGAATGACCACCAAAGTAGAAGCGAACGATTTCGCATCCTAATTCCTCAGTTGGACCCGGACTTAGCAATCTAACTCTGGTTGTTCCGTTCTTAGGGAATACGAAGCCATTACCTGTACCCTTTTCTGCTAGCTTCTTCTTTCTCTGTAACATCTTCTCCCTGGTTGACATACCAGAAGAAGTAAGCTTCTTTTTCTTGTCTTTTGCCATGTTGTTTTATTTTTTATTTAATTCACTGTAAACTATCTCTTGAATGCTTAGTACTGTGAAGGTATGATCATCAGGATTAAATCCTTCTACATTACTAAATAGTTCTTTTGGGAAATCCAATTCTTTACCAGCATACATACCATAAGTAAGTACTCTACCAATGGAGAGTAAATCCTTATAGTATATGTTCTCTTCAGATAAGCAGCCAATCTGAACAATTACACCCTTACGAGGTAAGTCCTTTTTATCTGTATTATCTGGTAGTAAAATATTACCAACCTTAACATTAGTATTATCTGGTGTAACTATCATTACCCGGTTTTCAGGTAAACAACCTCCAAGATTATTAGCTAATGATTTACATATCTCCTTAGCTTGTTCTTTACTGATAAAATTTTGTTCTATATACATTGTCTTATATTTATAAATTGTATTATACTATAGTTACTATCAAGACCTTCGTGAATTAGCACTCAAAGTTCTAAGTATCCCCTCTCTGGCTTCATAAGCTCTGCATAAATCAATAAATTTTGCAGCCTTCTCAACAGCCTTAATATACCGGTTTGATATTGATATATACTTATGATTGCAAGTAGCTTTATTCGTTACGTAATCATTATTCCAGGTTGGGTTTGTATCTTTTATGAATGTAAATGCTTTAGCGTAGGCTTCGTCCCTTTCCCTTGCTAGAATATCCCGTCTACGTATATATTGATTACGTATTGAACATAATATAAAGTAACTAGAGGGTGAATCTTTAAGCTGTGTTTCAAGCTTATTCCTATCTATGGATAGTTCCTTCTGTATATCGATAGTTATATCCTTACCGTTATACTTTACTTTAATTGGTTTTATATCTACATTCATAGTGATTCTGTTGATATATTAGACCTGACACCATCATTATGTATCAATTCTCTATTACAGCATGGGCAAGTTACTACTTTCAGATGTGTCATAAACCTACTATCCCATGAAGCCTTAATATCTGAACGTTCATATTCAAACTCAGTATCACAGTAGTAACATTTCTTGTAGAATTTACTACTTTCTGCTTTTCTTAAAATCCTCTTCATAAGCTTTCATCTCTTTTTTATACAGTTTACCAAATACCTCTGGAGAAGCAGCAGTAAAATTACCAACCTTTTTAGATTTGAAAGTATGGTACTCTTTCATATACTCTTCTACATCGAAATCTGGTTCTAGTAGTTTATTATAGTCATAACCTGGTATGAATGGTAACTCCTCAGCCATAGACCTACCAATAGTAAAGTCCATGGACATAGCTACATCATCAACTTGAAAACCAAAATACTTTTTAGTACTTGGGTTACGCAGTATTTCCCATATACTATGTACAGTCCAAGTGTTAATATCCTTTGGTTTAGTGTACATATATACTGCATCATGAACTGTACAAGCCTCTTTCATCATTGGTAATTTACCTTGACGCATTTTCCAATAAAGCAAAATAGCTCCAAAGTTAGTCATGTTGGCAGCAGCCCCCTGGCAGTTCCCAGTAATCATAGTTCTGTATCTACCATCAGTACCCTGATACCTTGTAAAGAAAGCTCCAGTTTTTACTGTTGGACACCATACTTTACCTTTATAGGGTACTTTATCAACTAAACATTTACCGTAAGAATTAGTATGTACAGTCTTCCTATCAGAGAATTTAATACCATAGCTAAACTTCTTTGATTCTACATATTCTTGTCCTAACTTACTTGGTTTTCTACCCTTAAAGTAAGACCTATCACCCGGCTTTGATAATATAAACATACTTGAAGTTTTGCCCAATAATGTAACTATAGCTTGAACAAGTTGAGCCTGTTCCTCATCACCAGAAGCAAATATACTCCAGCCGTCTCCAAGTCTCATATTGTATAATAGTATATCAAGGTGATCTTTGTTTAATGAAGATATAAACCCCATGTTTAACTTTCTACCTGGTAGTATATCAGTAAACAGTTTGGAATCTTCACTTGATAGTACCCAAGATACCAAACCATTCTTGTTAATACTCTTATTATAATGTAGTGTAGAGTTTGCTAGTAGTTTTTCTATGTGATCTACCTTGTTTTTATTAGCATTAATTGATTGTACTATTCTTACATATTTACCGTGTTTCAAACTAGCATTGGTTAGATACCACCCACATAAAGCTATAAACCAATCCTCATATCTATCATTATTAATGAAACTATGTTCTGATACTATTGGGATTCTTACATTAGATGTTTTACTTTTCTCAAAAATCTCCTCAGAAGTACTAACCTTAAACCTATCTAACCTCTTATTAGTTGTATACCATCTATGGTAATTAGTAGATTGTATACCACAATGCTTTGATTTAAATATAAACATATCACCATCATAATCTGGTACATGTATATTAGTCACTTGTTGCCATTCAGACTTATTAGTATCTGGGTTAAATGCTAATATATAATCACCAACACACAGGTTATTATAATTTACCCATCCTTTAGTTTTACACAAAGCTTGAGATGATGGTAATAAACATGGAAAGTTCAGTCCGAGGCGTATGGCATAAGCAACATCTTCATTATTACCTGACCATATTTGAGGCAACCTTCGCCTTGTACCAAATAATTGTGTATAGTAGCCGTACTTTTTAACATACCTCTCTTGTTTAGTCTTAAATTTCTTAATCTTTGGATGGTCTGCAAAGAAGTCGTCCATCTCTTTTTGAGCCTCTTCCTTAGTTACTATTATACCAGCTTTTGGATCTGATAACTTAACAGCTAGTAAAGCAGAGCCAATACCATAAATTAAACCAAAAGCAATTTGCTTAGCACCTTTTCTCCTTACCTTCCATAGTTTATGGTCTGGGTGATTCTCATCATCGTAAGCTTTTGATGCTTCCTCAATTGGTACGCCATATTTCTTGGCAGCTATTGAAAGGTGAGGGTCTACACCATCTCTGAAAGCTTTAAGATAAGTCTCATCACCTGATAGATGAGCCATCATCCTTAACTCTGCCTGAGAATAGTCGAATGCCATATAAAGGTAACCAGGTGGAGCTACCAACTGTTTCTTTATATTTGGGTCTACTGAAGTTTTTGGTATCTGTTGCATGTTAGGGTCAGCACTACTAAACCTGTTGCTTTCAGTACCTGTTATGTTGTACCTGCCATGTAACCTACTATCATCTTGAATTTTTTCATTCCACCCAACGATGTATGTTTTATACATTTTTTCTAAGCCACGTAATTCTAATAGATTATCAAGGAATATTGCTTTATCACATTGTGGATCTTTATACTCCAACCTTAGCTTTATCAAACTTTCCTCATCTGTTGATGGAGAACCAGAATCTGTTTCTTTTAAAGGAGTCATTTTAAAACCTTTTTTACTGAACATTAATTCAGGTAAGTCTTTTTTACTATTAAGGTTTATCGGCCTTACTAACTCCCTTTCTGTTTTATTAGAATATACCCCTGCTCTTACATTTGAAATCTTCTGTTCACGGGATGCTATTTTTCTAGCGTCTTTTGGATCATTGTAATCTAATTCTTCTAGTTCTTTTTCTATACTTTCTAGATAAGCAGATATACGTTGCTTATTATAATAACTTTGGAATCTCTTAACTATTGGTAATTCCATTATAGTATTATATGCCTTATCTATTTTTGGCTTATACTCTTCAATGAGTTTTTTGTTAAATTCCACATCAACGTATAAACCCTCTTTCTCTACTGATGTAAGAACCCTTGAATTACACATGAAGAGGTTCCTAAATACTGAGTAAAAACCTAAGTCTATAAGCTTTTTCTCGAAGAATATCATCAACCGTAGTGTATAATCTGTATCCTGACAACCATACTCGCATAATCTTTTAAGGGGCTTTTTATCCCATGGTAACTTATCAAAACCCTTATCTGATTCATAATTAGCAGATTCTGGTAAGTAAAGCCTTACCATATCTTTCAAACCATGTGGACGTTCTTCGTTTAGTACATATTTAGCTAGCATACCGTCTAGCATAGTACCTCTATAGTATATACCATACCTCTGATTTATCTGATCATCAAACTTAGCATTCCAAGCAACTTTAGTAATAGCAGGGTTTTCTATTACCTCTCTACCAAAGTGCTTAAGCTCTTTTTTCCAGTTCCAGTTACTATCGCAGTACATTTCAGTCTCTTGGTGATCTAGTGGAATTGAACAACCAAAACCAGGCATAAAACTTACTGAAAGTATAGTTGGTTTGAAATCTCTTACATACAGTTTTTCAGCGTTAGTTTCATAGTCTATACAGGCATAACCAGTACGCTTACATGATTCTATAAGTGTATCTAATTCTTTCCTGTTTTTAATAATGTGATACCTTGTCCTTTCCATACGAATTTACAGTTTAAAAGGGATACCAGTTAGATTACTGGTATCCCCAAACATTCATTATTTAAATCAACTCATCTATGGAGGTCTTCAAAAAATGCCAATCCCTTTTATAGCAATGTAGGGAATCTATTGTATGGAATAAGAACCCAGGTTTTACTCCAACTTTCTCAGCAATGTATTCCATCATACACCATGCCAAGTATACATCATCACCAAAGTGACCTACGAAATCTGAACTACGCTGATGGTATACAAGGTTTAACTGTTTACCAATACCACAATCTCGAATGAGTAAATCATAGTACATAGAGCATGGTATACGAGCATCACCAAAGTAATGTTGTGTATCACTACCTGTAAATATAGGTATAACAGCCTTACGAGTATCTGGGTCCTGCTTTAATAACTCAATTACCTCTTCTAAGACTGTACCATCGTTATCGTATGGACCATTTTTACGATTAAACCTCTCAGAGTAAGTGTAGTCAAACTCCCAGCCTTGCTCTGTTTGAACCAAAAACTCAGCCCACATACCTGGGTTAAGTTCCCAAGCTTTACCCGGATTGAGTTGCTTACCAGAAATTCGTTCAGCAAATTCTTCATTTGCCCAATCTAAAGTTTTGGTGTATACAAACAAAAACTCTGGATCTGGTAATTTAGTAAGACAGTACTGTTTGCAGATCTCCTCCTTGGTTACCATGTTTTCATCTTGAGAAATGTCCTTATTCTGATAAGTTTTTGGTTTATTTAATAAACCCATTTCCCATAAATCTCTGCCCATTTCTGACATCAATTCCCTTGCGTTACTATATATCCTCATTTTGTTATTTTATTTATATAATACTAAAGTTAATCATTATGCTTTATAAGCTGACTTTCTTTTAAGAAGCTTACGTTTATAAGCCTTACGTTGAGAGAAAGTTATGCAGTTCTCTGGATATTCAATTGTATCATCACCAAGGTTTAGGTCTTTTGCCAATAGAGGTTTATACTCATATAGGTCAGGACGAATTACCTTGAATGATCTCAAAAATACCTTGAACTTAGAAAATTCCTCCGGTGTGCCATTCATAAACTTATCGTACACTTCTTTTACTCTCTTATACCATGGCGATTCCTTGTCATAGCCTTTAAAGATCTTCTTAAATGGCTTATGAGCCACATACATTAAAAGAGTCTCAATGTTACCGTACATCTGAGTTGCAAATACATTAATCTGTACTGCCTGGTCTTTACCATAAACATACTCAGCCATACGTTGAACTAATAAGAAATCAAATATAAGCCTCTTAGTAATCTCAGAAGCTCTAAGAATAATAGTTATTACAGGAATATCTTCCTGGAACCTTTTACTAAAAGTAGCCGCTAGAAGACATTGCTTACCATTATTATGAGAGTTATTAAAAAGGTAGCTTATATTATAATTCTGGTTATAAGTTGCCTTCTTTACATTAAGCTGAGACTTGATCAGATCCAGCTGATTAAAATCTATGTAGTTATTCAGTAATACAGTCCATTTAGCATCTGTATAATTGAAGTGTCTACCATAATCGAACTCTGGGTCTACCCAAGCCCTACGTACCTTTATAAATACATTGTAGCATACCGCTACTCCTGCATTTGCCACTGCCCCTTTGGAGAACAAAATTTGGTCTAAAGTTAAGAAACCCTCATTCAACTTTTCCCATGCTTCCTGTGAAGTAGCAAATTCGAGTGAATGACAAGTTTCCTCTGAATTTAACTTTAGACCTTCTAGTTGCTTATTCCAACCACCCATACTATACCTTAACTTTCTTTAAAGCCTTATCAGCTTGTTCTTCTTTACGCATAAGCTCTTGAAACTGTCTAGCTTCTAACTTCTTTTTCTGTACTTGTCCAAATTTCTTCTCCATACCTTGCTCCCTTTCAATTATTCTATTAGGGCATCAGCACATGCAACAGCATATCTTGAAATAGCTTTAGGATATGTATATTTCTCGTTCTTGCAATATTCTGCTGCTACGCTGGCATACTCAACACTGTGTTCATCGCTCAAAATTCCCGACATTGCTTCTTTTGCAATCTCATACCTGCGCTGCTCCCAGTCAATTATACTATCCCTAATTATTTACTTTTTACGTTTCTTTTTTCTCTTACTCGCATAGGGTGTTGACCCTGCACGTGATTTACCTCTTTTGTTACCTAAATAACAATCAACTACTTCGACATTATTTAAATGCACTGGGATTATATATTCTATTCTTAATTCATCCATACCATACATTTAATAGTTACTAGCTTGTCTGAAGCAATTTACTTTATGTTTCTTAAAGAATAGTACATAGAAAGTTTCTGGAGTGAAGCCCATAACTTTCAAGTAACCACAGTAGTATATGAATGCTTTTACTATCTGCTCTTGATAACGTAAACCATCAGTTAATTCCTGGGTCTGCTTCCAAGTTTTATTCTTTAAGAAGTTTCTACCAATATTCAAATGATAACATACTTTCCAAAGTATGTGGTCCTCAGCTGAATGTAATTCTCTTGTTGTAGACCTAAAACCAGGTATATAACTTAATACATGCCTTACGTCTTTACCGTGGTTTTCAAGCATATCTTCAGTTATCAAGTTAAATAACTGAAGTGTTGGTTCTACATAACCATCGTTCTGTAGTACAAAAGCACCGAACTTAAATAGGTCATCCAAATTCTCAATTGAATCGTCAGTTTCTTTAAGGATACGTTGGTTAATGTAAGCATAAATATCACTTGGACCAATGTTCGCATAAATGAATAACTCCGTGAAGAAAGCAAAAGCATCTGCTTGTTCTTCATTTGAGTTCTGCAAATGATTTATTATCATTTCGAACTGCTCCGAGTTAAGTAAGTCCATATTCCAACCTACCGATTCAGCAATATTAATTGCTTCCTCTGTTGATTCATAACCTTCAGCAGTTTCCTCAATAACCCTTGCAGAGAAATCTTTTAGTACTACTTGACCTTGTTCTGAATTGATACTGATTGGGTACATTGGCAGATTCTTCTCAATCTTACCAATGTAACCTTCCATGAGTCTTTTCTGTAACTCAAAAATCTTCTCAAGGAAGAGGCCTCTGCTGACCTCTTCCGGAGTTTCTTTAATTGTACGTATATCCATTACTTCTGATCTTTAGCTTTGTTGTTGCCTGACCCCATACCGTTATCACCCCGGGTACTCCATGTTTTTGCCTCTTTCTCGAATTCATCATAAGTAATCTCCTCGGGCTTTGTAAGGTATACTGGGGTATGAATCAATTGAACCAAAGCCTCACCAGCTTTAAGAGTAACAGGGACATCTGAAGTGTTATATACACATAAGTGATACTCACCGGTATATGAAGAATCACATACTTGGGCAGTAAATATTAAACCCTGCTTTGATCCTCTGCCAGATTTGTTAGCCACGATAAATGCTGAATCTTCCGGCTCTAACAGTACCCTAATACCACTTGGGATATTAATACGAGTATGAGGGCCTAAGAATATCTCGGACACATTACCGTCAACATAAGAGAAACTAACCACACCTTCAGCATAAGCCATTTCATAAATCCGAATGTGTAGGTTATTCTCAACTATATCAGCAAGTTTAAGATCCTCTGGTATAAAGAAATCTATACCAGCATCCCCAGCATTGTCTCTAGTTGGTGAGTGTACCTCACGTACTTTAATAAATCTAATTCTTTCCATTTTGTAAATAATTTATATATGTTAATTAATCTCTATAATTTATAGAGTTTTTAAATACTCTTCCAAAGCATAACTATTCACGTGAATAGTTGATTTATAAGCAGGAGCCTCATGACCTGAATAAGGATCATAAACCGCTTCAGTTTCAACATACAGTACATCATTTTCTATCAACTCTTCTAAAGATGAAGCTAGCATCTGAGTAAACTCTTTCTTAGTCATCAGCTGATCTCCCTATATATTTTGCGTATTAACTTAGGTGGTACTTCAAACTTTTCACTAGCCTTATCAATACATTCTTTACGTTTAAAACCCTTTCTCTTATATACACGTAAGTATTTCTTAATGCCAGCTACGTCTTCTAGTACGTCTAAGTCTTTATACTGATTTTCTTCCTCTAACTCTTTACGAGTTTTATTTAGCAGTTGACTCATTCTATATGCACATAGTTCTGAATCACCACATAACTTGCATTCTTTAGTACTTAGGTCGTATGCTTTACCAAAGCATGGATCTCCATTACCACCTATAGAAGATAAGTCTATAGGTACTAATGGGTCGTGACTACCAAGATCTGGTAGTTGTTTTGTCTTCTTTGTCTTCTTTGCCATTATATTAATTTCTTTTATATTATAATTGATACCTAGTACTCTTTGATGGTGATACCTAATTTCTTAGCTTTCATCATCTTACTTGAAGTAGAGTTAAGGTCTCCTGTAAATACTACATGTGCTTCCTTAAAAGAACTGGTTTCCTTATACTCTTTATGAGCATTTAAAAACTCTGCTTTAGTTTTATATTGTTTTGGACTCCCAGTAAGTATACATAATATTTGATTTGATTCCTCTAGATGAAAATCTTCCAGCTTCTTTCCTATTGAATGTAGTAATCTACGTAACATTCTAAATTCTTTGGAATCTTCAGATAACACCCATTTGGTTTTATAATTAGGTAACTTGCCTTCTCCAGTTAGTATTATGCGTTCCAAAGCATTACATACTTTAGGACCGTGTGAATCTAAGCACATAGTTTGTATTACCTTAGCTAAAGTAATGTTTTCAAGTATGTTCTTAAACTCAACACTTATCTTCTCACCCAATAAACCTGGTATAGCTCTCTCTATTGATTTTGGTTTTACCCTAAGAATATTTGAGCAAACTACCTTGCAATTACTTTTTACATAATCATATAACTGTTCTGATAATGCTGGCCCTAATCCAGGTACTGATAGTATCTCACAGGAGTTTAAGAACTTATTCCTTACGTCCTGTTCTTTCGATAGATCAGCATAAGCATGACAATCTTTGATTGTAAAAGGCCCATCGGGTAATGGCAGAGTTTCACCAAATGTTTTTACCTTATATATAAATGGTATGATGTCTCCAGCTAATGAGATAACTATCTTTGAACCAATGCCTATGATTTTATCTATAAGAAAACCATAGTTATGCCCAGATACATTGGTTATAGTTTTACCATCTAGTACTACTGGTTCTACCTGTAATGTTGGATAGTACTCACCGGATTTACCTAAATTCCAGTGTATATTAACTACAGTAGTCTCGGCTACCATTGGTTCAAACTTAATAGCTATGCAATCATTTGGATACTCAGCAGGTACTGGTTCCCTGTAATTAGAGCAGGGCTTTATTACGAACCCATCCAAAGGAAACTTATACTTCGACCTGAATTCTGCCATAGTATTATATATTTCCTTAAAAGAAGTCATAAGTAGGCCATCAGAAAATATATGTGTTTCTGGATAAGGTATATCAGTTTTACCTATTAACGAAGCCAGATCCTTATCATCTAAGTCAACTAGCTTATTACCTTTGATATATCTGTAATCATAAATAACGTACTCAAGGTCTGATGCTTTCTTGAACTCTGCCTTATTGAAAACATCATAGTCTGAGTTTACCATACCAGATACAAATGACCTTGGGTTCTTAAACTCTTTTGCATACTTACGTTCGAAAACATCCTTACTTATAAGTATTTCACCCCTGAGTACAAATTCATAAGGCCTAAATACTCTAAAGTTAATGGGGTGTTTGGCTAGCATGGTTTTCATCAGATGATAAATGTCTTTACCCCAATTACCATCTCCACGTGTTGATACAGAAAATAATTGACCATGCTTTATTACCATTTCAAACGAACAACCATCATACTTTGGAGTAACTATTACTGAGTGTTTCTTTAGTACATCAGGTAACTGTTTATAGAGATCACCCCACTTTGAGGTATGATGTACCTGAATCTTTTTCAGTGATCCCATAATAAATGGATGAGGTACTGTATAATTATTGCTGGTAGAGGGTGCACCAATCAACCTATTTTCCATGCCCAGCTTCTTTTCTAGTGCATCAAATTCAGCATCAGGCATTATCTCTTCTCCGTTATAATAAGCTTCTCTAGCTTTTATATACAGTTTGAGATCCTTACTTTTTGTTTGTGATGTAGTCATAATATCCACAATTAACGAATTCGTGACAGCCATTGCGATAGATACAGTCTGGGACCATTGCAGTACCAACCTGATAATCTACTAAGCTTATGGCCTTCTTTAACTCCTCGGTAAATTTCCTGGTTTCTGGTGAAGCATTATGGCATAATCTTCTCCTACCCATGAAAATCAAGGCCTGAGCATTAATCAAGAAGCTCATATTGATCAAGTCTGTTTGTTTACGTTCCTCTCGTTTAACTCCAGTACGATCTTCTCTTGAGGTACCAACGAACCATTCAACCCCAATCTTATGCCTTACTAAGTGAGTATGAACATAATAGGGTATGTCTTGACACTGTACAAGAAATGTTAATGCCCTAATTGGTGAGTGTTCTGCCAAGAGCATCTTCATCTTCCAATCAGTACTGATGGTATTACTAACTATCTTCTTGTTTACTGTCTGTAAGGCTAGTTCCTTCACTACGTCCCAGCCTATTAACTGTTTAGCTATAATCTTCATTTCGGATTGTAATAATTTTGAAAATATACTAAAGTTCCCAAGTATATTGCAAGTTTATGTTTGTTCTTTCTCAACCGATGTAACTTCTCTAACATATCTGGGGCTAATAGTTTCTTAGTAACCCTGTGAAGTTTATTCTTCGTTGTTAGTCCATTACTATCGAGTGAAAACCTTAAGTATACCACATAACCAAGATTTGTAACGTGATACTCTATTGGTATTCCACCTATGTTTATTGTAACGGGTTTTGACATATCGTTCTACTTAATCCAATCTCCAAAGTTGCCAACCATAATGATAGACATGAAGATTAAGAAAATTAATAATACTCATAATATTGCTTCCATATTTATATGTTTTGAAGTTAAAGTTCATCTATAGCTCTTTTCATTACTAAGAGCAGTATAATTGTACCCATCAATGCCCATAAGCCTAAAATGATATAAATTGCTATTGTCTCTACCATTGTTGTAAAAATTTAATTTCTCAACTAATCCCTCATAATGATGGCTAACATTGTTAGAAAACCTAAGATGAGTAAGATAAAGATTACTGTTATTGCTACCATACTTAACCCCGCTTAAAATTATCCCTGATACCGATTATTAATAAAAATATCAGTATACCTACCATTGACCACATGATACCCATAAAAATATAGGCTAATATGTGACTTAAAGTTGTTGTTTCCATTGTGTTACTTTTACTTAATTACAGTTTCTCGATAAACATGCCACAGATGAAGGCAAAGATGAATATCAAAACTAGTGATGTTATTTCTTTCATATATTCCATACGTTATATAATTTTATGTTTATATATTGCTATAGATACTAACTGAACTACATGAGTAGAGAGTTATTGATTCTTCTTTTTCATGTAGTTCTTTTGTTTTAACTTTTAGCTTAATCCTTTTGCCCTTTGCCCTTGCTTTAAGCCTAGAGCTACTTATTTATTTCCTACGGCAATAAATATGTAATCATTTAGTCATCAAGAATCTAGAACGGTAAGTCATAAAGATACTGGTATCTGTTGTACTTCTTCCAGATCTTACGTAGATTGATTACTTTTAATTTTTCTTTACGATAATATCTTGCCCTACGTTTACTATGCCTTGAAAGATAACGAGGCCCATTATATTGGATATCATCCAGGTAAACTTTATCCTTACCTTCGAATAAACGAACCAATCTACCGAGGAACTGTATGGTCTTTTCCTCAGAAGACATACCTGCTGCATTTACCATATAACGTAACTTAGGGAAGTTCTTACCCCTGGCTATGATGGTAGTTGATACAAGTATATCTATATCACCTTCCCTAAATTTCTTCATTATATAATTTCTCTTTGCTCTGTCTGTATTTACATGTACACAGGCAATTCTATATTTGCCGTCTAGAGCATTAGAAATATATTTATATAAGTTTTCACAGTGTTTTATGTGCTTACATACTATGAGTGCAGGTATATTGCCAAGCTTAATCGATCTCTTTAATCTATTTAATACGCAAACGTACCCTAAAGTATTTTCAGTTATAAAACGGTCGTACTCTGCCTTATAATCTTTTGGCCCATTGTCTGGTGATATATACCAAGGTTCTGTATCTACTAACTTGACGATTACATTGGTTGAGTACCCTCTCTTGATAGAATCTTTTAACCTGAACTCAGATATCTTCTGACCAAAGTAAGCCTCAAGATTCATGTTCTTAAGCTCATCTTTCTTTAATTTAGACACATAAATGGTACCGGATAAGCCTAACCTTACCCTTGTATTATACAAATGTGATAATACAGATTGATATGACTTACTGCCTGCTAAGTCAGCTTCATCAACCAATACCATATCTATTTTAGCCAATTCTCTTTGATAGGTTTTTATGTTCCTCGAAATCGATTGAACCATACCTATACTAAAGTTAGACCAATTAGTTACTTTACTACCTTGAACGAAGGTTATGTTCTCTCCAGGTAAATAACCCTTAAATTCTGATTTAGCCTGCTGTAACCAATCGGAATCGTTTGTTATAAGTAGAGTTTTTAGCTTCTTACCAAAACTATAGTATAGAGCCGACATAGTCAGAGTCTTACCGAAACCTACATTTAAATCTAAAACCCCGATATAGTATGGTAGTGTACCAACCTTATTTGATAATACTTTCTCCAATACATTAAACTGCTCGGGCCTTAATTTGAATTTACCAACTGACTTCACTGCTTTAGCTTTAGGAATAGGTAATCGTTTATCCAGGATGTTCACCTTTAGCTTTTGAGATTTACACCATTGGTATACTCTCGGTAATAGCCCTATTTTGAACTTACCATACTTATTAAGGAAGTGTACTTTACCATCCCAACCTCTTATTCTGCCTCTTAAGTAAAAAGCATTTGGGTGTTTTATTGATAACTCATTATACAACTTAAGTGCATACTTTTGAGGTATATCAAGAGTACACTCATTACAGTTATTAATTACTATACTACTCATCTTCTTCGTTTATTAAGTTCCACAAACTGTTCTGTACCTTAAGACCATCTGTACTGTCCTTTTGTTTATACTTGAACATGTACTTTACATAGTACTGTTTCATTTTCTCAGTCAAGAATCTTGATGGTTCTGGTAAACCATTACACCAAGCTAGACCCTCAAACATGGCATCTATGTAGTCTTTGTAGTCTATGTTATTCTTTAAACAGTAATCCTTTAATTCTACGAAATGAGAATATTCCGATGGGTTGTTCTTATAATTTTCCCTTAACCCAGTCCTCTCTGCTATTACTGATACATAATAATCATGTACTTTTTCTGTAAGCTTACTATCTACATCTAAGTGTAAGTTCTGTTGAGCTTCTTTGTAATCTACAATATCTTGGTACATGTTTGGTAATACCTGAAGGGCCTTCTTTGTATTATTGCCCATTAACTTAAACCCTGTTTTTATGTAATCAATGAATGCTTCCCTTGGTTTCATGCCATATTCTTTGCTATACTCATTGCATATATCAGCCAGCTTTTTGCACTGAACCCAACTTCTACCACTGTTTTGGTTTGGCTTCCTTACTCCCCTATGGTTTAAAGCCTTCCTAACATTATAATAAATATCTGCAGCTAAATAGGCATCACCAACTGTAGATTTACTAATCCTTTCGGCCATCTTTTCTGATACCCGGTCTGATATTATCATTGCCCTTGAATTAACGTTATACTTCATTGCTAATTCAAAGAACTTATCTATTGGAAATCTTTTCTTACCTAATTCTTGTAACACAGAACGAAAGCCTTCACGAGTAAGATGAAGACTTGGGGTTCTTTCTGTTTTAAGTTCTCTCTCCATATTAATATGTTATAATTTATAAATCATAGTCCGTTTTTAAGCTTTTGTAGCTCCTGATAAGACTGGTACTTAGTATTATATATGTACTTAAGAGTTTCTTTCTTACCAAGGTCATTAACATCTTTACCTTCTGGTAAATATACTACCTTTACTGATTTATAGTGAACTAACTTCATTGCTAATTCTATTGCGTACTTCTTAGCATCTGGGTCAAGTAGTATTATTATCCTCTCAACTGGAGATTTTATTATTTCGTTTATCTGATAAGCCGATACTGCTTTACCCATAGTTGCTATTCCCTGTTCACCCATAGTTAAAGCATTTATTGCTCCCTCACATAGAAATACTTTCTTGTACATACTAAGAGCATCATAGTTGAATATAATAAACTCTTTACCAAGCCCAGTAATATCTTTGTTAGGGTTATTATACCTTGGGCCATTAGTCATTACAGCTCTAGCATTATAGTACCTCAGTTCCCCATTATAATAAAAAGGAATAACCAAGTAGCCATAAAGAGGACCATCAGTACAATAACCAATACCAACTCTACTGGCATATTCAATGTCAAATCCACGCTTTCTAACATAACCTCTCATCGATTTAGCTAATTGAGACTTCCCTACTGCAATATTCTTAAAGCCTTCAGGTAGATATACAGGTTTCTTTTCTAGTAATTCTACCTTCTCTTCCTTAAAAGTTAACTCGGTAAAGTCTCCATTATTTAAAAATGTAGTTAATTGTGCCCATGTATCAAAACCTTCTATATCCATCACTAACTGAGCAGGTGATACATGAGCATTACATCTAAAACAGTTAGTCCTATACATAGTAAGGTTTACCCCAAGTTTTTCTTCTCTACCACAGTATGGGCAGCGATATACCCTTAGCCAACCTTTCCTATATTCATGAGCTACGCCTCTTTTAATAAAGTAGGTATACAGCTTAGACTTAAACTGATTCGTTATTCTCATATCTTAAGTAGCTCTTTGATATATCTCACCTTGCTCATTTATTGCCAATATACCTAACCTCTCTATACCTGGGCTATTGGTTAGAGTACTTACTGCATTACAATGTTCTCTACCCTTATACTTAAAAGTATTAACTACAGTCCAGGTCTTCCTGCAGCCTTTAAGCCTAAGGGTTTCTCCAATACTAAATTTACTCATCTTGTATCTCTTTTATTAGTTTACGTACTACTTTCTTTAACTCTTTCAGATCACTGAGCGTTAGATTGTTTATAACTACACAAGCATTGTTACGTGAGAATTTTATCTCTGCTGATTTAACTTTAGCCTCATGCTTACCGTTGTTAAAAGTAAACTTAGTAAGCTCATTCTGAATAGCAGAAGTTATTGTGTAATAGTTCAATTTACGTATCCACATTTTCATATCTCAATATTAACTACTTCAATTCCAACTTTACGCAATAAGTCTAGCCCATCTTCTAAACGGTATTTCTCGGTATAGACAACCCTCTTAATACCTGCTTGAATAATAAGCTTCGCACATTCAATACAAGGTGAAGCAGTGACATATAGTGTGCTTCCATCACTATTGTGATTACTTCGAGCAAGTTTGGTTATGGCATTGGCTTCTGCATGCAAAACATACGGATAAGTAACTCCATCGCTATCCTCGCATACATTATCAAAACCACTTAATGTCCCATTGTAACCATCACTAATAATCGCTTTGTCTTTCACAACCAATGCACCGACCCGACGACGATGGCAATATGAGTTCTCTGCCCAAATTCTAGCCATCCGAAGATAACGGTTATCTAACTTGTACTGTTTTTCCAAATCTATCATACCATATTGTTTTATTTATATATCCCCATGTTGTAATTCTTTAGCCCTATTGCTATTAGCTATATTTGAATTCTTACCGGACTTACTAAATGACTCGTCTAGTTTATTACCATATACTTCATCATATTTCTTACGTTGTTCTATTGTAAATTCTCTAGCTCTTTGCTTATCGATATCTACGTGAAATAAAGCCCTGCCAGATGGTTGACCATCTCTCTGAACCACAAGCTCTAATCTCTGTATATTATCTTGGTCTTCTTGTTCTGTGGCATTCAACCCATATATTACCTGAGCATGCCTAACTATATCAACGCATTTAGCAATATCGTTTTCATCATATCTAGTAGTACGATGTTTCTTACCTTCTCTGGTAACATGGTTAGCAGTCCATATCATATCTAGATTCTCTGATTCAGCTAAGTTTTGTAAATCGATAAATACGTTAGATATCCTTTCGAAATCTTCCCTATCTCCAGCAATAGAGGCTAACTTAGCAGCATAGTCAACCATTACTACATCTATGTGTATATTACGTTCTGATAACTTCTTGATTAAACCAGATATGTAATTGCAGTCAGTTACCATAGCAGGTACTCTTTCTACAACTAACTCAACACCAAACCTTTGTAGTTTACGTATATGTGATAATTCTTGTTTATCATATTCTCCTGTGTATATGTCCTTCTTAGTTTTATTAAGAGATGATTGTACTACACGATCCATGATTTGGTCTTTACCATTTTCTGTATCTATGAATAATACTGACTTTTTCATTCTTAAATAACCCAAAGCCATATTAACTAGAAAAAAGGTCTTTCTAGCCTTTGGTTTATCAAGTAACACCCCTATTGAATGCACTGGAAAGCCACCGGCATTAGTTAATTTATTTAATTGTCTATATGGAGATGGTACTATTGCAGGGTCAGCTTGTCTTTTAAATTGACGTTCTACTACATCTCTAGTCAAGAAGAGTGGTTCATCTTCTGCCTTTGGTTTAGCTTGAGAAACTATCCTGTCAAGTTTCTTTTGGTACTCTTCATATTGACTAAAGTCATTCAAGTCGAATGATTCATTAAGGTTCTTCATTGCTACGTATGTAGCAAATTGATAAATCTTTTCGTTGATATATTCCCTATCCATTAATGGGTTACCGTATAGGTCATCAACGATTTTATATATATTTGGTACATCATCTTTAGTTACCAAATCAATGTAATCCTTACCGTCTAGTATATCCTTTATTACTTCTTTAAGAATATTCTTTGACGGTATCTTAGAATTTCTTTTATAATACTTAGTTAAGGCATCTACTATTACTGAGTGTTCTATCAAAGTAAAGTAACCTGACTTAACCTTGCCTAAAGCTAACCCACCTTCTTTATCCTGGATAATAAACCTTATTATCTCAAGTTGAAAGCTTGGGTCAAATTCGAATTTATGTTTATTTCTTTTCATACTCGTTATAATATTTTGAATATAGTAATTCGGTGTTCAGCGGTTATCACCAAGTACTACTCTACTAGTGAGTCCTCAGCTACTTGGTGAATAATTAGACTAAATTCCTTGCATATTCAAATAAAAGTATTAATTTTGCATTATCAATCAACATTTAAATATGAATAGTTATGGTAGAATCAGAAAAGAACGGGTCAGAACTACATAGACTTAGACCCATGCAAAGTGGCTACGACAAAAACTTATTTAATGAGTTATATAAGGTATGCCAACCAATAATAAGAAATTTAGTTCGTCAGATTGACTGTAAACGATTTAACTTATCACCAGATATAATTAAATCGCAATTTGATGATAAACTATTATTTGTATTTAATAAGTACTACGGAGCAGTTAACAATGATCAGTTGAAGTATACAATGATAAGGGCTTTGACTACTTATAAACTGCATTTATTAAAATATGCCTATTCCGAGAAAGCTGACTTTTATCAACACCAAGTATCATTAGATACATTATTTGATAATGATAAAGAATTGCTAGATGATTCTGATGAACAGGTAAAGAAAGAGAACTTAATAAAGGAAGTTGATAAGTATATGGAAACCAACTTATCGATTGATGCTTACCTGGTTTGGGAAGCCTTAAATCACCAGCCACCCTATATCAGTCAAAGATTGCACGGTCAAAGGGTTACTAATAGATTACTTGCTGAATTCTTTGATTTACCTAAGTCACGTAACTCGGTTAAGTTTATCTCTAAACTTAGAGATGAAATACATCATTGGATGAAACAAGCTGCCAAAGACCTTAAGCCATAACACAAAGATAGGGGCCAGAATTAACTGAACCCCTATCAATGAACATATTAAGAAAAAGAACAAGAAAGCCTTAGTATTATTTCTTACGTATATACCTTAGAGTAATTGCAGGTATAAGCTTGTTGATATAAATAGTATCTGCTGTACTCTCGTGGTTTGGGTCATTATCAAGAGCATTATAACCACTAAACACTGCACCTTGTATAATACCACCGAATGGGTTCATTTTAAAGTCAGCCATAGCTCCATTAATACCCTTATCTCTATCATCAAAATTACCAATACATTCGGAGAATCTGTCTTGGTCGCCATCCTGACGACCTGGTATAATACCTAACCCATGTCTATGCTTGGGTAAATTACTAGCGGATAATTTGAATGAATATTCTCCACTTGAAGCAGTTGGGTTATAGATTTCGGCATTGTTTCTAAGAACCGTTAGATCACTACCATTAACATCCCGTAGTGTAATACCGCCCTCTTTATAACCGATTACTACCCTACCTGAAGCTTTAGAATATTCCTCCCAGCCATTCGGTATTAATAACCCGTCCCATAGGATAATACTACCGGGTTGAAGTACTGAATCGTCAATCTGTTTCTTAATAGTTTCAACCATATCAGCTAGTTCCTTGGTTTTAGATGTAACTACATAGTTTATATAACTAGTAATGTTATCTAATTTTTCACCCGTAGATGGGTTAGTGAAATCTAGCTGTCTAAAGATAAACCCCTCTACCCTATTGATTGCCCTTACCAAGTAGTTGTGTATGCCATACGAATATGGAATATCTGATAAGCCCTGACCTTGGTAAGGTACTATTGCAAAGTACTCTGTACGGTTATTTATCTCGTCATTACCTGTACCATATACCCCTACAAGTACCATAGAGTTACGACTATTTGCATAGTCTGTACAAGCTTTAGCTACAGCATCATCGAGGTAACTATACGAATTCTGTACTGTAAGGAATGGGTCTCTATCATCCTTATTACCAGTAAGACTACCAAGGTACTGTGAATCAGTACTTGGGTAGTACGGGTTTCTAGACTTCTTATATAACTGATAGAAGTCTATTTCAGAGTTATTAAAGATAGCTCTTAACGTTACTGGGTTATCTACCTTCTCTGGAATATGTTCATGATGAGCAAATAGAAATACCTCGTTACTTGGTGCACCTTCAATTGGAACAGTAATAGTACCCTGTCCGAATCGTAAAATCGTACCATCTCGAGCAATAACCGATTGCATGGGTTCCTCTCCCATAGAGCTTGTAGTTCTATGTGAGTTGATTCTACTTCTAACGATATAACGTATTGGATCTACATCCTCCTCTTTAGATGATACTGAGTTTTCATCACCTGAAGCATAAGGGTAGATAACTAGTAACTTATTACCACCACTATCCACTATCTTTGCAGAACCAAACCCAGATACTGGGCCTATGCCATTCGGTATACCTAAGGTTTCGCAAAATCTTTTAGATGATAGCTTATCGCCATAATTAAAAAAAGTTTCTTGTGCTGCCATATTACTCTTTGTTTGTTTCTTTTTCTACATTTGTTAATATATCCTTTAAACCCTGAAACCTCAGAGTTATTATGTACATGATTATCTTCCAAATGCTAATGCCATTCTTTATACCATGTAGTTCACAGATATGTGAGTATATGCTGTCGATTTCAAAACCGTAGCACATCAGTAGTACTACTGAGGCTATGGTTATTGGTTCGATACCAATTTGTTTACCAAAAGACATTCCAAGGAAAGAAGCAACTAAAATATAGCATAGATAGTCTATTACTTTATTTAAAGTTCTTCTACATGCCCTGGAACGTCTAATTGGTTTATGCAAATACTTACTTACTGAGATACCAAACCAAAAGTCTGCGCATATAAGTATAAGAGCTAACATTAGCATCCATCGTAGTTCAAAGACGATATATTGGGCTTCGCCCATCATGGTTAATACCAAACCGCCTTTGATCCCTTGAGAAGCTATAGGTCTTCCAACGTTGCTGTCCATGCCTGATCAGTTTGTAATCTAACGTTCGTTATAATTGTATCTTGTTCAACACCAGTACCAATGTATAAGCCATCCCTAAACCGGTTTAGTAATATATCTAAGTTACCATTGCTATTATCAAACCTAATGTTGGCTCGGTCAGCAGTAACTACAGGACTTACACCACCGGGTAGAATTGTCTTTGGTTTTACTTCAAATATACAAACCTTACCTGGAATTATATTGCCTTTATTATCGATAAGCTGTAGTCTATAAGTACCAACACCTGGTGCTATAAACTGTTGGCCACTCATTAATACAGCATTAGTACCATCTCCTAGATCACAGGATGCTAGATACAAATGATTAGGCTCATTAGACTGTATGGTTACAGTTGTTTCCAATGGGCCAGAGCCTTCAACCACTGAGGTAGGTTGAATGGTGAATAGTACATTTGGAGTTTTGTAACTTATATTAAGTACATGTTTAATATCTCCGGCCTTGAATGTATATTCACCGATCTTATCGAGAACCACAGGCTGTTTAATATCAACATTACTTGTACTGCCATCGGGTTTTTGTAATGTAATAGTATCATTGTAATAAACATACTTACCCTGCCTATTCATAACTATTACCATGAAGGAGCACTTATCAGTTAGGTTCTTTACTTCTAAAAAGCTACTGGTATCCGAAGTTTGCCAACTACTATTAGTAGTGTCCTTTGCAGGTAATAAGCCAATAAATGCTGGAGCTAACTGGCTCGGGTCATCAACAGTAGAAACTACATTAAACATTATAATAGCAGGGCTATCATTATAATTGAGAGTAAACTCCCAAGTACCTTTTACCTTTGTACTTACCTTTAGTGTATTATATGCACCATGATTAACATAATACTGTATATCAGCTTCATCAGTTTTAGTAGTTACTGATGATTGAGTACCAAGTACCATTTTACTTACCTTACCAGTTGGGGACTTAACCGATACGGTTACGCTCTTCCAGTCAAAGCCAAGACCATTGCCGGATACTATTATTATATCAGCAGATAATTCAACTGCGTTATCCCCTTGAATATATTTCGTTAATGGTGAGTAGTGAGTGAACTTTAATACTGATTGAGTGGTAACACCGAAGTGTACTGTAGCAGGCAATATATCTGAATGGGCGTTTGATACTATCCTGAAGGTTCCCTCATTTAGTAGTAGTAATGGTTTAGCCATCTCATCGCCATCATAAGTCCAACCCTTACCGGTAACTGGGGTACCCTCTAACTTCCAAGATATTCCCACTTGCATCTCCATTAACCAATCAATGCTGGCCTTATGACCAGTTCTAACAGCATCTATAGCTTTACCGAGTTGTAGAGACCCATCTTTATTCTCGAATAACTTCTTTATTCCTTCTCCGCTCTGTAACTTGTCACATATCATTTTTGCAGTTAGTTTAGTGCCATCCTTAAGCCATACATCTGGTATATGCGGATTCAATACAAGTACCTCCATAATTGGAATTGATATTGTTGCTGAATCACCATTTTGAACACCACCTTGGCTAATTTTAACTGTTAAGTTATCAGTCCAAGCGGTTTTACTTTTGTGTATTTGCCTTACTAGTATCTTACCAACTAGAGTAGCATCCTTTTTCTCTTTCACATTAACTATAGCGAATTTTGAACGATTTAATACCATTGAGAATTTGTGATCTGTGAATTCAGAAACCATAAACAAAGATACGTTCTCAATCTTAGTATAGCCCTTATCATCTAACGGCTTACTACGTAATACTTTTCTGGTAGTCTTATTATACCAGATGGTAGTTGGGCTCTCTATTGAATCAGTATTATTATATATAACACTTACGTATTTCTTAGTACTACCTTCGGTCCTTGAAGCCCTTACTGCGATTGCTGCAGTTGTATACTTATCTATAGATAACGCATACTTATTACCAGTTTGTGTCAGTCCATCGTCTAACAGTGAAACTACCTCAATATTATCCACATAAGTAGTAGACACCTTCGATACTCGGAACTCAACCGTCACCTCAGTACCTACACTTTCGCCAGATGATGATACTGTTAATTCTGGTACAAAAGTACGTGCCCACTTATTCAAACCAATAGGCAATGAGTCGATATCGAAGTAATATGGGGTTACAAGAACATTATCCTTGTTTACACCAGTAAAACTAGCTTTATCTCCAGTATACTTACTAGTAAATCTTACACCAGTTACCTCTTTGTTTGTATCTGTATTATAAGCCACTACCCTAAAGTAGTTTGTATCTGGGCCTACATAAAATATTGCGGGGCTTTTCTTCCATGCTTTACTTACCAAATCAAAATACTCTATTGATAATTGGTAGGGTACCTTTAACTTCGATTGAAATTTTCCATTTATATACACCAATGGTACTACATTAAACGGTGAGTAGTCGTTTAATATATCACGTATATAACTGTATACTGATGTAGGAATGGTTCCAGTTACTTTATATGTAACTGTACTTATCTTTTTACCAGTTACATCATTGATATCTAAACTAATGGAGTCTAATGCTGAGTCATAGTCTGTAGTACTTTCCACTGTTTTGTTTCCACCAATAGGGCTTTCAGTAATTTCAATAGCTAAGTTATTATCTTTATTGCGTAGCTTGTTGAATAATACTACAAAGAATTCTTTACTGCCCTTATTCTTTCTTAACCAAGCAGATACAGATATTAAATCTCTACGCTGTTTCTCGGTTAATTTCAGTGGATTACCAGAACTGCTACTAGTGAATGGCATACTGCCTAAGTGACCAGCTAAGAAGTCTAAGTTCTCTTTCTTTGTACTACCTATTGATAGTACATCTAAGAACTTATCTATCTTATCCTTGACATCAGATAATGCTGTGCCTATTAACTCTAAGAATCTTTCGAGTAGACCCTTACCACCAACTTTATAGGAATCGAATTCCTTATAGTAAGCTGGCAACCAATCTATAAGACGTTTTATATCCATATTACATTACTTCTTTAATATCAAGATTAATATCGCCGTTAAATATGATAGATGAGAACTTATTAGCCTCAAACTCATTGCCCTGTTCGGTTATAGTAAATTGGAATTTACTACCTTTTGGTATATTGGACAAGTTGTACAGTTTAAGATTAAAACTAATGTTGTTCTTAATATCGTTTATGGTTACTGAAGCCTGGCTTGCAGCAAAATTCTCAGAACTATAACCACCAGTGGTAGAATAAATTCTATACCCACCAGCAGCATTGAATGAGATTAAGTATGTTACTGATTTACCATTCTTTATACTACCAGTATCTATCCTGGTGTAGTCCATGTTCAGGTAGGTGTGACCATATATTGATTTAACGTATGGTGTTAGATATATATCTTTAATGTATAGGTAATCTACCTCTTTGAGATTATCGATTAAAGCGTATATATCTGAAAGCCTTACGGAATTGCCTAACCCATATTTGCTAGAATTATATTCATTATACAGGGCAGATAATATAGCATTCTTAATACTTGATTCACTAGAACCAGGCCTGCCAGTTACCTGTAGGTCTAGTTTTAATTTACTTATGTTAGCAGGTAATACTGTAATTAAATCACCAACCGTTGAACGATCTGTTATGTATTTCTTTACATTTGCAATTAACTGTGCTGACGGTAATACACCTGGGGTGACAGAAGTTATATATAATACCTTATCAGATGGATCTGAAGTATCTATAGCAGCATCCTTAACTCCTGGCACTTGTTTAGCCAAATCAACGAAATCCTTATCAGTAATAGCCTTACCACCAGTACGAGTAAATGAGCTTATTACTTCCCTGAGTACTTCGATGTTATCTTCGGTAAAACCATCTGCAGAAGCTTCAGGGTTATTAACCGTTACATTATTGCCTAAGGTTTTTACTGTAGCAGGTACAGTAGTTATACTACCACTTTGTATATTACCTGATTCTCCAAGCGTTAAGTAATAGTTTATCGTGATGTTTTTACCTGCTGGTAAATTATGGCCAAGTTGGAACTTTATATAAGTACCTGAAGTTGTTGTATAGAGCCTATATACCTTATCATTTAAAGAATTGCAGTTAGCAAAGGTATCTACCAAAGTGTACTTATCAGTACCAACATATAATGTAAAACCAACCCTACTAATATGTTTGGTAGTATTGGTATTTGGTACCTTAATATCTACACCATTAGTTATCTCTGTTGCTGGTATACTTACATTGGTAACTAATTCTACCTGTGATAAGCACAACTTCAATTGAGTAGTATACTTAGGCCAAACTACATCAGATAGGGTTTGCCATGTATTACCATTACTATCGTAAAAGATTGTACCTGCTGGTATAGTACTATCTACCTGAGAAGTATCTGTGTTCAACTCTCGAGTTAATACTATATTTACTGTAGCAGGGTTTGCTCCTCTTGGTAAATAATCTACTAAAGCTCCATGAGATAATACTGATGAGTATAACCTTGCTGAGTTTAAGAATGATTCTCTGGCTGCATTATCTATGTAGTAATGCAGCATTTCTATAACGGCTGCTACTGCTGATATGATTATTACCAATACATTTCCTTCAGATATATCGGTTATCAGTTTGCCACCATTTGGACTGGGTATTGAAGTCAAAGCAGAGATCATATCCTGCTTTATATCTTGGAATGATCTGCTGTATGGGTTTGTCCACTTGTTCATATTAATTAGTATTATAAGAAAGTCCTAAACTATGTTCACTGCCATTGCTAATAAGGTTATAGGTAATAACGATATTCACTATGTTACCATTCTTAACAGTATGAATATCTCTTACTGTGATTCTCGGCTCATACTTATTTATCGCAAGTCGTAAATAGGTATATACTGCACGGTCTAGTACCAAGTTATTTGGTTCTTCAATTATACTCACTAACCTATTACCAAAATCCTCTTGTCTTACTCGTTGACCAATGGTATATTGGAGTATTGATACCAGATTATCGGTGATTAATCTAATATCACCATCTACAGGGTAGACTCCAGATTTACCACTGTTATTCGTTACATTTAATGGGAATGTAACTCCAACGCCTATATTTATATCTTCCATATTTAATGTTTGAAATCAGGGTTTTCAAAATCTGTTTTATTTATAGACGATAATGGTTTCGTTACCTGCTGTGTAGTAGGTGCAGTAGTAGCTGGTCCAGCTTGTACTCCAGGATGAGTATGAAGATTAAAAGCTATCCTTAACTGGTCAACCTCTTTTACTAATTTATTAAGTACATTAGTAAGATCACCAGACCTTGGTACACATTGATCACCTTTATTTACAACTACATTACCATTAGCCAATATATTTATGCTTGACCCAGACACAAGGTTTATACCACCATTGCCTTCTCCATGAATTGTGATACCATCAGGGGCTTCAATAAACATAGTACCGGTTTCATCATCTATAAGTACTCTAGTACCTCTTGGCGTAATAATACCGCATACTGAACCATTTTTAAAATCATCTGGCATCTCGCCCATAGCCCAACCATGCCATGACCATAGAGGTTTACCAGGGTCCCCATTCTCGAATGATACGAACACTACATCGTTAAACTCGGGTAAAGGGTGAGCTCTAAACCCACCCATATTATAACCAAAATTACAAGTTGGTAAAGCCCAATCTATAATACGTAACTCTGGTATATATACTTTTAACCGGTCCATATTAGCTTCGTCTTCATTCGAAACCACTATGCCTCGGTATACAGAGTAGTACCTACCTAATGCCTCTACTCCATTATCTACTATTTCTGAAATTGCCGACATAATCTAGTATTTAATGTTACCTACTTTTTCCTACTCTTAGACCAGGCTTTTACTATTCTATCAACCTTGTTCTTTAACCCAGCTGATTTTAGTACTTTAGCCTTAAACTTATCGTCATCAAGTTTATTTTGACTTAACATTACCGAAGCTTGATCCTTAGAAGCAACGCCATTTCTATCCATAGTGATGGGGCTCTTACCAGTTGCAGCTCTGGTAACTTCTATATCCAATACTTCTCTAGTAGCCACCTTCTCAACATCATTTACATTCTTAAGTTGCCTTACATTCTGTACAATCCAATCTGCCTCAAAAGCATTTAAGAACTGAGTTTGTTTACCACCATTAGTCGATTTAGACTTACCTTTACTGCTTGTTGAAGCTGAATTTGGTTTTGGTTTTGGGTATCTACTTTCTTGTTTACTATTGTTATTATCCTTAGTATTACCCTCTTGTGTTGGTTGAGTAGAGAACTTGGCTTTACCTTCAGTCTTCTTTTTCGGCATACTACGCAACAGTAAACACTCTGTTGTATATCCAGAAGACGGTTCTAGTTTATGTATAGCCCTTGCAATATACCATAAGCCAGAGTAGTTTTTACTTACATTTGATAGGTATACTTGCTGACAAGTTTCTAGATGTGGGTTACCAACTACTAGCAATGTACATTCAAGCCTGGTTTCTTTTTTGTGTCGGCCAAGGTTATTCTTTGCATTGTTGAGGAACTTACCCACATCAATATTACCTCCTGGCTGTTTCCTTGGAACAGCTCCACCAATTATCTTAGATAAATCTTCATATACATTGATACCGTAGTAACCTCTGAATTTAACTTTTACCACGGCCTTATATTTCATATACATACCACTTTCGAAAGCATTATACCAGTGGCCTTTAGCTTTCATAGGAGTCATCCAACCGGTAACCGGTTTCCATGTCCCGGGTATATAGCTTATATATTCCCAATCTCTAGAACCATTAACCTCAAGTAATCGGTTTACTTCCTCTCTTACCTTTGCATCCATAGCAGCTTTACCTGGAGGGCCGCTATTGGCAAATTGTGATGAACCACCAGCTGAGCCATTACCACCTCCAGAACCTGCATGAGCATAGTCATATATGGTTATATCTTTATAAAACTCACCATATAAACCCCGTGTAGTACCAGCATATACTTTCCTGCCTTTGGCTACTTGATATACAAATTGCCTTGAAGCTTCAACCTCTGCCGGGTCAGAATCTGGGTTAGCTTTTAATTGCTCATACCTCTTTAAAGCAGCATCAAGATCGCCATTCTGTTTTCTAGCTAAATTGATAGCATCAGGTATATCCATATTATCTTTTACTTCCTTCTTTCTTGAAGCTTTCAAAGCATCTCTTTCTTGTTGAGTAGAGAATTGGTACTTAGTCTTAGCAGCCTTTACATCACCCCTTACCCAGGGCTTAGTAGCCTGTTGAGCTTTTATTTCGATTACCTTCCTGTCGACTCTAGTTTTATCTGGTCTCTCTGTTAGTCTGTATTTTATGTATTTGTCAAGTTGTGTTTTAGTACTATTATAGTAGTCCTCTATTACACTTTTTTCATCATTTATGGCACTCTTTATCTCACCATCGATTTGATTATGTAAAGCACCAACGAAATCTTGTAAACCCTTAGTGAGATTATCCATAAAAGTCCTTAGTGAACCAAGGCTCTTGTACTGGTCTACTAATTTAAAAGCAGCTGATAATACCTCACCATTCTCTGACTGATAACAGTAGTAGCTTACTGGTTCACTAGTATATCTACGATTATGTACATGTACTATGCCATTAATCAAATCAATATACCAGGGCCCACCTTCAAGAACTGCAAGTTTTTGTTTAAGTTGTATTAGTACATTTGTACCTACGCTGCCGATAGAACTATCAAGTATTTGTAATAATTCTCCAGTTGGCTCTACTGGTGAATTCGAAGCAAATCTGTTAGAGTATAGAATAGTACTCTTAAAATCTGGCTCTATTTTAAGCGTAGCAGGTTGTACAGAACCAAATACTTCTTGATTACTTATTAGCTTTTGATTCATCTATTATCACATTTACTGGTTCGTACTTCTCTATAATTATCGGTTGACCAAGACCAAAGCCATCATTCATAAAATGCCTGAAAGTATAGTTTTCTGAAGACAGCCTAAATGGTGGCATATTCCTAAGGTCGTTAGTTTTGTCTTTTAATAAAACATTGACATGTGTACCTGTTTGGTCGAATGTAACTTCCAAGCTTTTTACTTGTAAACTGTAAGTCTTTGATGATTCGAATGAACCATCTGAAAATACATAGCCATACTGAATTAATACCTCTTCACCGCTTTTAATGCCAGATACATCTACAGTGTCTGGGTTACCGGTATCTATTGTAAACTTACACTCATTCTCTTGCTCTTGGTCTAGTTTATATGAAAATGAGGATATGTATACACTTAATGGTAAACCAGAGTTAGACTCCATTATAGGTGATTTGTCACTGTTAAATACAGCTAAATATGGAGTACCAGTACCATTATAAAGAATATGACCCTGGGATCTAAATTCACTTGGTTTTTGGTCATTCCCTTTACCTGTAGTCTTATTTTTTACTTCTGCCATAAAACTATAAGTTATGTAGGTATAATAATACTAGAGCCTGGTTCTATATCGAATGGGTCATGTATATTATTTATATCTGCTATATCACCCCATCTACCAGAATCTCCAAAGTATATGAATGATATTTCCTGTAGGGTTTGACCCTCCAATACAGTGTGAATAATACCAGAATCATTCTCATCACTTTGCCATCTCTCCAATGATACATCGCCGTCCTGGTATTTCACTTTATATACATTATTATGATAAGGTGATGTCTTACTCATATTTAATACCATTTGTTAATCTAAGTAACTCCGGAGATACTATCCCTGAGTGCCTTAAATTGGTTAAACTTACTCTCTTAAATACCAGATCCTGTGTAGCTACAGAAGGTTGTAATCCTGGTTGTTTACCAACCTGAATAAACTTCTTAGTATTTACATCGTAGGACCTTGATGAAGCTCTCCAATTAGATAACCTGTAATCTGCCTTCGTAAGAATAAAGAACTGATCCTTAAATACATCGGCAGAGCCCCACCGTATTTGTAATACAGGTGGAGCCTTAACATACCCATCAGCTTTAGTCCAAGCCTCTAGTAATCTACACTTAACAAGTACATCATCTGGGTTATTTTTATCTTCAGAGTACCAACTTATACTGAAAGAGATTGAAGTCTCAGAACCCGTGTAGTGGTACATAGGAACATTCCTACCCATCGAATTTATTGATGCCCAGGTGTTCTCTGAAGAATGCTGAACTTCAGTTGGTATGGTTTGAAGTTGTATATACTGAATTGGGTCAGCCGAGAAGTTGATTATCTGAATAGCATTATCTTTTCTAATCTGTTCAGACAGCAATGCCCTATTTGATTGCTTGAATGTATCTCTGATCTCAGAAGTAATCATAGGAGCAGAATCTCCAAGTACCCACATCTTGCGTTTTCGATCACGATATGAGTCTGAAGCTTTTCGTATTTCCTCGTTAGTTACTACGCTACTACTCTTTTTATAGGCAGAGAAAGTATTATGTATATACTCTTCTTTCCTCTGAAAACCGAACATTACGTCGTTCTTCAGGGGGTCATGAGACCTGATAGGCTGTGACTTAGAGCCTTGTTGCACTGGTCTCACAGCCCTATCAAGTAATATCTTAGCCCTCCATAATTTATTTAATGGGCCCGATACAACTTCACTTACCGTCTCATTAGCTAGTATATCATTATACCCTTTTATAACTTTACCAACAGCACGGCCTACAGGACGATTGAATCCAGTAAGGGCATCTTCTAATATATGTTTTGCCATTGTTTGTATATTTTAGAATCCATATAATGAATCATCAGAACCATCGGAACCTGGTAACGTTGCAGTTACTGTATCACCATTAGAGAATGTACCTATGGTCTGACCATTAATATTAACTTGAATGCGGGCTAAGGTTCCATCTCTAACTGCCTTCTCTAACCTTGCCATTTCGCTTGATTCTTGAGCAGCCTTCTTTTCTTCTTCAGAACGATGATCACCTGTCAACCAGTCATATATCATTGGTATAACTGTCATACCAGCAGTTATACCCAATCCCCATGGACCACCTAAGAAACCCATTAGCCCTTTACCGAGTGTACCGAGCATACCTATACCGGAAGATACTCCACGTATACCAGCTTGTACAGCCCTACTTGAAGCACCTATGGCTGAGGCTATCCGTATACTTCTAGCCCTGTTTACCACATCAGCTCCATGAACCATGTTCTTTACCCCAGAACCAACCACTCCAGCTGCAGCAGCCCCAATACCAGGTCTACCATAGATAGCAGTAGTTGATACTACTCTACCGGCCATATCAGTATATCTTGGGTTTCCATTTTTATCTATTGAGTACCTGTAGCCATTCCCAACTGGTAAAAATGGAGCACCGTTCTTTGCTCTAGCAAGGTTATTACCAACTACTCCAGAGTTAAATGCCATACGCTGTAACAATTCATTGCACATACGTAAATGAACCTCTAGAACAGTTGAAGCTCCTCCCGTTTTAGCAACTGAAGTCATGGTTTTCATCGCATTGGTTGCAGCTGATAAGAAGTCACCTCTTATCATTCTTAAGCTCATGCGTATGAAGCCAAAAGCAGCTCTGGCAGTACCAAGGAATATACCAATACCAACTCCAGATACTAACCATTTACCCACTGTAGATTGACTAAAACTGTCTATTACATTAGCTACCTTAGTTAATATCTTAGTTAAGGGTATGAATATTGTAGCTAAGGCTGCTCCTGCATTTACCTTCAAGTTTTCGAATGAAGATTGCAGTGTATCTATTCTACCCTGTGGAGTCTTTAGGTAATCATTCATGGCCTTATCCAAAGTACCGCTCGACCCCTTGATTTTATTCAGAAGGCCTAAGTACTCTTTACTACCATTGTTAACGTCCTCGATTAAAATACTTGCAGCACGTAAACCACGAGTACCAAATAAACCCTGAAGAGCAGAGAACTTATCAACTGAATTCAATCGATTTGTAGCTTTAGCAACCTTCTCAAGGATATTCTGTAATGGTAAGGCATTACCAGCAGCATCAGTGAAGTCCTTTTTAGTAAGGCCCATCAGTTTCATAGCATACCCACCGCCCTTAGTCTGACCAGTTATACCTTTCAACATTTGGCTTATTGCCTGTGCAAAGTTAGTACCAGCCATTGAGCCCTGGATACCACGATTACCTAGTACACCAATATAAGCAGATAACTGTTGGTAATCTATACCAGCTAACTTAGCCGTTGAAGCAGAGTACTTCATTGACTGAGCTAAGTCCTGTAAAGACATATTAGCTCCAGTGGTAGCAGTAAACATACCATCAGCAACCTCTTTTGCTTTACCTGCCTCTAGATTAAAGGTTGATAACAAGTTTGTCATCAAGTCAGCAGTACCACCTTTACCACCCATATCCATATCGAATATGGCAGCTAATTGAGCAGCTGGCTCTACAGATTGCTGGATCTTATCGAATGTCATACCTGCCATAGCCATATATTTCTGACCAGAAGTAATATCACTAGCAGTAAGTGGGTTACGTAAGTTAATCTCCTGAGCTCGCTTCATCAGATCTGCCTGGTGATCAATACCATCATTAATCATGGCATTAGTTAACCAGGTAGTCTTTTGAACCTTAGCAGAGTACTCAAAGGCATCTTTCATCGAGTTAATCATACCAACACCCATATTTAGATTATTGGTATAGGCGCCAGTTAAACCACGCTGGTAAGTACCAATTTCACTGAGCATCTTACCCCAGCTAGAAACCACGTTTCCTGCTGGGCCAGAGAAGTGATCCTGGAGCACCATTGATACACCCACATTTATCAATGCAGAATTACTAGAACTAAACATGATTATTTATATGATTTACTTGATTTATCTCGATATTCATAATAGGCTTCTGCAGCCTTTCGGAATTGTTCTCTTACACGTAACGGAAGACGCAAAAAGCAGAAATAGTCTCCGACAACTATTTCTGCTCTCTGAATATATATGAATTGGGCTACGATTGAACTATGTACATCTTTGCCGTGCTCATCATCGACTACGCTTCCGTCAGAAAGAAAAAACGGGGTGCTCCGATAATGGAGTACTGAGCCTTTTCCCCAGTTCTTGGGTTTTCAATATCTGTAGCACCAGTAAATACTGGATCGATAGTGGAAACTGTTTCTCTAATCTCTGCCATGTCTTTGATTGAGAATAAGTTGAATCTTTCAACTCTTTCCCACTTATCATCAACAAGTAACATAAGATTACGAGCCAATAAATCTGAGTTTCTGGTTTGCTTATCCAATGGCATAGTAATCAGATACTTCTCTGAATTACCATCCATTAAGTCGAACTTGACTTGTTTACCAGACTTAAGAGTAATTGTATAGCCCTTGAAATTAAGTTCTAAGCAAGTAACCCTTGCCGGATAGAAAGGAATTGCATTTGGCTTCTCATTGATTTCCTCTTCTGTAATGTCTTTTGAGTAGTCAAGCAACATCTCAGTTAAATCTTGAGAGTAATAAGTTGGAGCAGCTTCTCCAGGCCAAGTGTATTGGAACTCAACATCTTTACCAAGTGAAAAGATTCTTGACTGGAACAAAATTGTGTAACGGTCCAATAGTGGGATGTTGAGGGCATCCTGGATAGTAAGCTTATGCCGAGTAGTGTAATCTGTATCTACTACAATAGCTGATATAAACTTAGTGATGTTCATCAAACCTTTAGCATCTGCTGGGTTTGATAAGATTTCCTCATCCTCACCGTTCTCTTCACGAATTGTGTAACTGTACCCAGATGGAGCAATGAATTGAAATGTTCTTACTTGTTCTTCCATTTTAATATGTTTTATTTGATTTATAAACGAGAAAAGGGTAAGTCCTGATTAATATCAGAGCCTACCCTTTAAAGCGAATTTTAATACTGATCTACAGTACCTACCGAGAACTCAATCTTTTCGATGGTGTTCTCTGAAGCAGTTCTATCGAAGTTGATACCATCAATCTTAGTTGGCCAAACTTCCTCAAGATGCCATGTATTAAGTACCGTTGTACCATCTTCTGCAAGCTCATTAACAATAGCAGTTTCCCAGTAATCGGATGGAACTAAACCACCACCGAGAATGTGATCCTGGCAAGAAAATAGCCAGTCCCAAATCCAAGTATCAGAACCTGAAGTTACCTTCAACTTGTCTACTTTCATATTGCCGATTTTAACTCTACCGGCGGTTTTCACATCCCGATTGATGTCTCCATGCTCTACCTGGTCAACCGTAATGTCTGGCAAATCGCATTTCTGACAGAGATACGTGTTAACTGGGTGCTTTGGAAAGCTTATCGAGAATAGAAACTTCTTACGGGGGTTTTTAACTTTTGCTCCCATTCTAGTATATTTTATTTATTTGTTGGTTGAATTACTCACGTCCATAGTAATTGATTTACTAGCTTTCTCCAGAACAACGTCTACGTTAACCTGTTGCATAGATACAATGTCCTTAAATGAGAAGACTATGTGATATTTACCTTGACGTACATCTTCTTCGGTGTTTACCTTGAGATCCTTCCAAGACGAAGCATTCTGGTCACCTTGCCATACTGGATCAGTTAGAGCATTATTATCTACCCAATTACTAATGAGGGGTTTTACTCTTGCATAGATGTCTGCCCAAGTGTTCCAGATGTTTGGCTCCTCAATGTAGGATTCCAAGATTGGCCGGAGAGTCTTCTTTATATTAAGAATCAAACCAGTGTTGCCTATGAAGCGGAAGGAGTCATTCTTAATCTGTGATGTGAAGTTATGCCATAACAGAGTACGTTTACCGAAACTCGGCGTATCTTTTACCACGAAGATATTGACGTAATTGTTAGCTAATTGCTCTAAGTCATTAGCTCTAGCTGGAGAACCAAAGTTAGCAACAGCTGGACCAGCAGCATCATTAACAATGCCCCGGTTTACTCCAGCAAATGAGTAGTTATACCCATAACCAGTAGCAGAGGTATCTGCCAAACCAAGTACTGTACCAAGTACGTCTGAGTTCTGGGGTAGACCGAGAGAATTTGCATACTTAAGGCCACCGGCAAAGTAAGAAATCCACTTTGAATTACCAATAGCAGCTTGTAATTGTGCAGCAGCTTGTACGATCTTTTCTAAGGTCTTTGGAGTTACCTTATCGGAATCATACCAAGGAATCTCAATGAATGATCTGAACTCATTTACCTCATCGAGAATCTGACGTAATCTGATGTATACCTTTACAGCTTCTGTGTTACCTAAATGCTGGTCGATATGTGATAGCCCTATATTGTAACTGTCGGTGTAGTCCCGGATATACTCCAAAGCAGCAATCCACTCTGCACTAGTAGCAGCAGAAGCTTCAGACTTACCAATGGTACCAGCTGCAAGTGGAGCCTTAATAACCACAGCAATAGCAGTAGAAGTATTATCTACCTTAGCTAGTTTGTTAACGTAGGATTCTACTGATACGGGGTCTCCCTCTGCACCACCACCGTCAATCTTAACCATACTTACCTTGAAGTAATGGTTATTCTGAATCCAATTAGCAAAAGCCAGATAATCTACCGATGTAAGATTAAGGGCATCTTTTGTTTTATAGGTAAGTACTGGACCACTTTCAAGGGTTGTACCATTACCATCCACTACCTCATAATACAAAGTATTATTTGCTAATGTAAACTTAACACTAAAGTTGCTGGAAGTACCGATGGGTTCTCCAGCTCTACGAGTAGTAAGTCTAACTCCAACAGTCTCATTATCAACTTGAATAGTGAAACAAGCTTTGTTAGTGTTTACAGCACCGGGTACTGCGCCAGGACCTACTACTCGAATAACTCTTAACTTTGAGCCGCGCATTAAAGCAGCTTGAATATTCGACCTTGAGCCATCTGGTACGATCTCTTCACCAAATACTCTGGCAAACTGAGATATTGAATTAATCAATACAGATGGATCTAGTACTGGGCCTTTGGTAGTACGGGCCAGTACTGTTGATACCCCATTTACTGGAGTACTCACTTCAACGTTATTATTGATAAAGTTGAAGTTAATCTTTGGTGTACTAGGCATCTTTTACTTATGTTTAATATATTACTTATGAATTTAATAAATACGACTGAGTATCGTTATATACCTTTCACATCTAGTTCTACACCAGCTATCTTACTGTTCAGTATAGCTGAGATGTCTTTAATCGGTTTAATAACGTCTAGTGCTGACTTTTCTAATAACAGACCATCTTTAACCTGATATGAGTATACTTTTTCTAGCATCCCATGAGTTATGTCTGGCATATCATAGTAGTTGCCAATTTCTATAAATAAATTTCCACTTGGGCCTACGCCACCACGTTTCCATTCATTTATATCATTGAAATATGGCTTTATGTACCCTACTGCTGGTAGTGCCCTATACATTACCTCGTGTAGTACCCTCATCTGACTTTGAGTATCGGCTACCAGGTGTACATCAATTACTGTACTCTTACTAGTGAAGTCATACTCAACTGTTTGGAAACCGTCTTTATCACCGTCGAACCTTTCAAGCTCATACTTGTTTAAGCCTATCTCACCTGGATAATAAGCTTTTAGTTCTACTGTGATTCTCGGGTTATCCTTTATTCCTCTAGATTGATTATTACCAATACCAAAGATGTATATGAACTTATCGCCGATTTCACCCTTATCAATTTTATACTTTTCATATAAAGCTTGATTTGGTTCTCCATTAACTAGATAGTCATCAGGGTTAATGGTTAAACCTTTATTAATAGCTTCATACAACAATGAAATATAAAAGGTTCTCTCGATTATCTCTTCTGAATTTACCATATTAAGTTCTTGGTATATATTCTACTGGAATAGTTAGAACTATGTTACCATTTACTCTGATAACTAGCCTCTTTCTAGTTTTTATATTGTTCGCACTTATGATAGCATTTGTTGGAAATGCCGGCCTATCGGCAGCAGTGCCACCATTAATACCCTTAAGAGATACTCTTATTATACCATTACCAGTACCAGAGCTATCACTTATTGAAAACTCTAAATTCTGGTAATATGGATCCTTCAATGGTACTACAGGATCACCCGAATTAATTTTATCCTTACCATGATTATTGTCTTCTCTTCCGTTACTCATGTTATGTACCTCCTCACTTTATCTCTTATAGTTTTTACTAATTCAACCTTAAACTTCTCTTTACCACCAACCGATTTGAATAATGGTTCCCACAGTGGCCTTGGTGGTATCTTTCCTTTATGGTCACCATATTCAAGAATCTTAGCAACATTACTAAGACTAATACCACCTGATGATTTACCATCTGGTCTAGTCTTAATAGTTGAGCTTGGGACACCAACATATATACTACGGCCTCTTCGTCTAACGTCTATTGAATGGTAGTACTGTGATGACCAATACAGTAATGTGTGTTCACCAAGCTGCTTTACTGTTGATTCCGAATGCGGTGGCCATGATACACCAGAACCACTTGGTGGCATACCATTCCTAAGGCATGATTTAGCCATTCTAGCTAAACGTTCACCAAACTTAAAAGCGGCCTCCTCATATGAACTAGTGAGTATCTGAGGCATGCTTTTAAGTAAGTTAGTTGCCCTAGCCTGTTGAGTAGGGTTTACATATATTCGTAAATCACCAACTGCAGTAGGCAAAGTAATACCTAATGATGGCATACTGTATATTAATTTAATCTTACCCTTACATAAGCCTTATCAGTTGGTTTCAAGCATCTTACAGGAACATAAGGGAATATTTGCCCTGAAGCACTGAAAGCCTGTACTGCAAAGTCCTTTGTAGTCGTCCAATCCATGGGTTCAGCTACCATAAACTCGTACCATGATTTAGTCTTCTTATACTTCCCATTCTCTGTCCAGCATATATGGTAGCCTGAAAAGAATTGTTGTTCCATTCCATTCAACGGGTCTATCTCTCTTCTATACATTTTAATAGTTCCTAATGTATCAGCAAAAGATAGTACATCATTTTCAAAAGTACCGCCAACAATGATACTTGGATTTTGAGTAGTACTATACCAATCCCTCATACCAAAAAGATTCACCCTTCCACCTTCTAATGTGAAGTATGGTTTAAACTGTGGGAATGTAAAGTTAGGGTCTTTCAGTAAAGGAGAAGAGAAATTTAAAGCCCCTAAAGGCAATGAATCTTGCAGTACCTTAAATAAAGAATAACCTTTATGACCCACAGCACCACCCTGTGTACATGCAAAGCAGTTAGTGTTATGAGTGTGCATTAGTGTCATTGCTATACCTAATAATGTAAGATTATTATAAGTTCTGAAGTTCATAATACGTCTTTCCTTATACTTTTCAGGTATGGTAGTAACAATATTTTCTGCTTCTGCTTTAGTTACCAATGTTGGGTCTTCTTTAATCTGTGCTTCTGTGGTTGGCAACCCACCAACAAAATGCTCATTGTGAAGATACCTGTTGAATAGGAGCCAATAGTCCTTATTTGTTATACAATAAAGATAAATAGTTAATGTATAACTACTATTATCAAAGACTTTAAAAGCTCTTAGGTTAGGTATACCTACGCAAGAGTATTGGATACTATCAGCAGTGTCTGCATCTACATAATTACCTGAAAAGCTGTTACCATCTCGATAAGCTAACTTAAATGGGAAGAAATTTAAGAATTTATCCCTATCAAAGTTACATGATACCTGTAAAGTACAATCACCGTATAATGAAAGAGGATAAGGGTTGGTGAAAGTAATTTCTACATGTGGTATACTGTTAATATACTTCAAAGTAGATACATCAGTCAAATCACTATTAGCTGACTTTAGTGTCTCTATCTCTGAGGTTAATGAAGCTATCTTTGTGTTCAAAGCCTCAGTGGTAACATAGTTCGAAAGATCAACATTAGCAGATTGGCTACCCAACTCTTCCCATTTATTAGAATCAGATAACCAGATGTACTCTTTATGGTTTTTACCAACCTCACCTTCTGGTATAACGACAAAAATCTTATTTAAGTCAGCTTCATCAGGCTTGGTTGGTAATGCTTGTACAATTTTGTATAAAGTTGGGTCAAGCGTAATTGATAATTCGCCATTTTGTGATAGCGTTAAACCTTTGCCAAGAGTTAACTTATTTTGCTTACCATCTATAAGGGTAGTTAACTTATCTACCTTACCATTTATATGTGCCTTGATAAGCTTAACTACACTCCGTAAACCTTCAGCACTAAGGAATTTATAATTTTCCATATTCGTAGTTTATTATGATTCTAGAGCATTATTAACTAAAGTAGAAACTTCTTCTTCAGTCAGTGGTTGTATTTTTGCTAGCTGTGCATTAACATTACCAAGCATGTTAATAGTATTCTGATCTGCATTCTTAGACCTACCAATCTCAGCGTTCAAGTCAAGCCTTAATTTAGTAAAGGCACTGCTCAAATCATCAGATGCAGACTTATAAGATTCAATCTTTTTCTCTAACTCCCTACTTGATGATTTAAAGTACTCTATATAATTATCAACCAAAAGTTTTAGGTTATCATACTGGCTTTTTAGGTCACCAAGAGCAGTGATTACACCTGGTATACTAAGTATTTTTTCCCAAAACTCAGCTTTATTACCTGTAAAACCATTTGCTACAGCATCATCATAGTACCCTTGGAGTAGTCTTTCATCTATCTGCTCACAGGTGTAATATTTACTAGTATACATATTTTTAAATGTTATTAATTTCTACTTATGGGTTTTTACCAGCAAATATAACTCCAGTATTACTCATGAAGTATACGCCCTCTTTACCAGCAAAACCATTCTTAACGTCCTGTTCTATAAACTTGATAACAGAATTGCTATCTAGCTTTAAGATAATCATATATACTATGGCTTCATCTTTAGCTTGTGCAACCTGTGTATCACCAGATGGACGGTAAACTCTACCGTTGATGATAAACCTATCCTCTGCCCAGTTAAAATCTATTTTATATGAGCCATCACCGAGATCTACATAGTACTTACCATCCGATAAGTTCTTTAAGTAGTCCTGAGATATTAGTAGCGATAGATTCTCTTGGTCATTTTCACCAGCCACTGTACTTTCATTTATTGGCCAGTTTCTAAAATAGTTATAAAAGCATAATGCCTCTATATCCACCCTCTCATAATATGGGGTAGAGTCCTCACCATGGGAAAGTATTTGATCTACATGTTTAGCCCATATCACGGTCTGCCTTCCAGCATCAAGGTCTAGAAAAGCTTTAATGTGTTTCTTGTATCTATCCCAAGATTTATTACTAACCAGATGTATACCACTTTTAGTCATAATTAACCTTTTGATACTATTGTGAAGTCATCACAAACTGATATTGGGTACGTTGGGTTAGGCCCACTTAGTTTAGTTGGTACTCTACGATTTACTACCCTTGGCATTACCGGTATCAATGGCTTATTGCATATTGGTAAGAATATCTCTAATCTTGAAGCCAGCATACATAAGTTTTGCCTAAGAAGGTCTATTGCACCGCCAGGTTTAAGAGCAGTAAGATAGTGACTGATCAAACTTGACGTAGAATCGGTTACAGTATCATAATACTCTATTTCCGTAGGTCCAGTAGTAATATGTTTTATACGGTCTCCCCGAGCTGAGTCATCTGGATCTTTGTCCTTATCCTGTGTACCGGTTTTGGTTACATCCCGTACATACTGCCCAGTCCCACTTAATACGTTTAGTACCTTTACATATAGATAATCAAACGCAGCCAATTCCATTATTAGCTGGTTCTCTAGTCCTTCGTAATATAACTCATTGTTATATTGCTCTAGTGGAATTTCATTTCCACTAGAACGTACAACTAATGGTTGAAGATATAATTGCCACTTGTTAATGTGTAATGCTTTCTCATCATTGGTCATGGCTTTAGCCAATTCCTCTGGGATATAAGCATTTATCAAATTATATATACTGTCAGATAAACGGGTTTTAACCTTATCCGAAATTAGAAGAGTTTTAGTTGCCTCTCCAACTACCTCATTAGCTGAATTCTCCAGCTTTAAATTTACTTGGTATATACCAGACCTACCGTATACATGGGAAGGTGATTTTTTATTGGTTTCACCAGCCGTATCATCACCAAAGTCCCAACTGGGTATTAAACCAGCAGGGACTTTTGATAATAATTGGAAATTAGCGGTTAGACCTTCTGTTAAGATTTGAAAGTCTATTTTCATCATGATGATCTACTTACTCATTTGATTCAATCTCATCGATTACTGCAGCAAGGATGGTTTCTACTGTGTCATCCTTATCAGCAGCAATGCCATACACTTCAGAAGCAATAAGAGTCATTTCCTCTAGTGTGAAAGCTTTAGCAATCTTTGCAGGCTCCATACCTTCTGAATGTAACTTCAGTAATTTGGAGTTCAGATCATTTGCTCGGCTCTCATCAATATCCTTCTGAATCTCAGGTTCATTTACATATTCTAGATGACCAGCCGTTAAAGCTCTACGTACCTTAAGTGAATTAAGTTGTGATTGATTTAACTCTTTGACTTCTCCTCTTGATACTTGAAGACCAAGTGAAGCATCATAGAAACTGTAAGCCTCAGGACCGACAGTTACTCTGCGGCCTGAGGTCTTTGTGTTGTCTGATTTTTTACCCATAATTTATCTATTGTTATTATACTTAATTAAATAACTTAATTAAATAGTTTAATCAAGCTTAACAGACAAGAACGGGTCGATGTTCATGAAGCTTGGGAAGCTATTCGTAGAGAATGCCTTCGTTGAGTCGAGGAGCAAAGCTGCATCATGATACATCTTGCAGAAGCCGGTGGTAAGAGAAGCATAGGTAGCTTGAGTTTGGTTAGAAACGATACGTTCTGACTCAAGCATGAGCTCCTTAGCCGTAAGCTTAATCAAAGCAGCAGCATTATCAACCAACAGCAACTCGTGATCTGGAGTATTTGGGTGAATCCAGAAGTTAGCCTGGTTGGGAACTGGGCTCTTAACATTAAGAGTAGCATCAGTAGTACCCTGCTTACGATCCTTGAATTCCTTGAGATCCAACAGTTCAATTGCCTGATCTTCTCCACCGATGATGTTTTGGAAGTTGCGGCCCATACGAGAACCACGTACCCAAATGTGCAACAGGTCTTTGTACTGAATGCCGTTCGCCGTGCTGTATACACCAATTACTGGAGCAGATTCGGCACCGTTAGTCATGTTACCGTTGATAAGTACATCCATGGCAAGCGAATCCAGGGCATAACCCAACTGGATGCCGAAGTCACGGAGATAGATACCAAGAACATCGATGGAAACGTAGTTACGAACCTCATCGGTAAGTTTGAAACCTTTGCCAATCTTAAAGATTGATACCGATTTCTCACCATAACTGATGTCTCCCAATGGGATAGTCTCTGCTTCGTTAACCTTAGCAGGAGCAGCATCTGACATATTGATGTGAGGCATAGTAACCTTCAAGTTACTTACCTTCTCATCATGTGCAATGAGGTTAGGATAGAAAGGAGCCTTGCGGATGCCAGATACAATGGCAGTACGGATAATTTCGGGAACCAACCAACGTACAGATGAGTCAGGCATTGTGAACAAGTTCTCCATCGTAGTCATACGAGGATTGATGCCCAACTTATCATAGTAGTCATCAATTGAAAGGCCGTACTTTTCCTTGACCATCTCGGCTAACGAGATATCGCAGCATACGTTATCCTTAGTACCAGTACGGGCAGAATCCATGAACTTCACCATCTCTGGAAGCTCTTTGATAAAGTCTGCCGATTTGTAATTTTCGATATTTACTTTTGACATAATTGTTATTTTAATGTGTGATTTTTACTTATCGTACTAATACTCGTACAACCTCGTGAGCACCAGTAGCTTCAGTGATAGCAACGAACTTAGTTTCTGTGGTAGACTGGGTTACCTCTACAAAGTGACCCGATACTACGTTACCAGTTGGTTTAACATAACCAGGCTTCAAAGCAGCATCTGATACATAATTGCAGGTAGCATAAGCCTCTACCATTACGGTTACCTCTACAGGGAAATTGCGTTGTTCACTGTAAGCAGGATGCTCATTGTCGGTTACTGCAATTCCGATGTAGACTTGACCAGTAGCTGCAGTGTAAGGTACGAGTTCACCAGCATCAGTAAGAGCTACCGGCATGCCCTTGATAATCTTGTTACCAGTCTTTACACAAAATGCTTCGTGTAATTTGTGAGACTCACTCTTATAAATCACTACTCGGGGAGTCTTCTCACCCATAATAGTCAACGGTTTTTGATCCAAACTCATAATAGAAATTTTATAATTGTTATTTTTTACTCAGCTTTATAACGCTGCTTATTTCTCATAATTGTAGAGATAGCTGCATCAGTGCTCTTTACCTCTGAGTTCTCAGTAGTAACTGGAATGGGGTCTTGACCAGGTTCTGAAGCAGATGAAGCTCTACTTACATCAGTAGAACCGCATTTGGTACAGTGCATTGGGAATAACTCTTCCAACCGAGCCTCGTAAGACTTATTCAAAGCTTCCAACTGAGCAGCTCCAGTAGTTTCACTGTTAAGCATAGTAAGGATGGGATCTTTCTCATCGAGCTTATCACCTTGCATTTTGCGGTAGTTTGCAACTGCCGTTTCACGAAGCTTAGTGATATAAGTGGTACCCAATTCTGCCTTAGCAGTAAGAGAAACCTTCTCTGCTTCAAGGTTAGTTACCTTCTCGGTTAAAGAAGCAACGTTAGCCTCTAAATTAGTCACCTTCTCTGATAAGCTTGCCTTCTCAGAGACCATACTAGAAATGAGAGAAATTGCTTCGTCTACTGAAGCTTCTTTCCCCTCCGAAAGGACAAGCATATTTTTACCAAAAAGCTTATCCAAGAATTCCTGAAGTTCTTTGTTCATTTGCGAATTACTTGTTTGTTGTTGTGAATTATTATAATTATTGCCTGGAGTATCGTTGTTTTTCTCTTGATAGTAATCCGTATCCTGCTTCATATCAAAGAAAAAGTAGTCTTTCGACTTATTACCAGAGTACTCACTGAATGAGCTCCAAGTCTTATGTGCAAAAGCAGGGTTTACGATTTGCCCATCTTCCCCAATCTTCTGAGCAAAACTGTCTGCACCATGTGATACCAGTGATGTTTCTAGGTATCTAACAATTTCTACAGCTACTCTGCAGATCAGATTACCCTTATCATCATAAGTACCTAACTTATTGTAGAAGTCTTCATCACTAAGTTCAGGATGTGACTTCTCCCATCTGAACTGTACAGTTACCGAATTACTGTGAATCGATGGTGGATCCATAAGTATGCCTCTAGCTATACGTGGATTGGCTTTACCATCAATCTTAAGTACACCATTTATACCGGCAGGGATCTTGAAACCTTCTTGGGTCTCATAAGCCTCTTGCCATAATACTTTAGATACAGCTCCGATAGCATTACCAACATCAGTACTATGATCACAGTTTACTGTTTGACCAAGTAGCATCTTCATAGAATTACGAAGAACGCCGTTCTTACTGAAGTCTGTTGGGTTCCAGTTTTTAGATACTACAGTTGCAGACAGTAGTCTGAACATAGGTGTAATGAACTCCTTATCTTGAGGGGTAAGGTCTTTCTCATCAAGGTCAGGGTAATAGGTATGATAGTTTATATCACTACCAAATAACCCAAATGATTGTACTGATTCCTTACTAGCCTCCCTCCAAGAGAATAGATTCTCATTCAACCTAAGTAGGTTCTCATCGTTGTTGTTTACATTGTCGGGGATATCTCCAAGCATGATAGTATGCCCCTGACCAATCACCATCTGAGATAGATGACTGGAATTCTTTCTTAGCTTTGTCATCTTGTTTTTACGTTTTGATCTCCCCTCTTCGGATTAATCTTCGATTTATCCCTTTGTCTACGGGCAGACTTATTTTTAGTATTTTTATCTTCATCACCATCGATGAGTTGCTTACCATTTCCAACCTGCTTATCGATTGGTACCCTTGGCTCAGCTTGGTCTGGTGTATCATAACCCATAGCTTGGGCATACTGTTGTAATGATATAATACCATCCCTATATAGAGCATTAAGATTCTGTACCTTATATTGATTTGCCTGTTGAATCTTTACATCATCCGATACTGTTGCAGGGTACCAAGTAATTGTTATACCTTTTGGGTTAAACCCAGCCAGTGTAAGTTCAAGATTGTATAAGAATTCAAGTACATAACCAATAGTTCTCTGGATATTCTTTAATTGAGCCAGTAGAGTTGATAAACTTACTCCAGCTCCACCTTCAGTATTAGCAGTAGTAACACCTATGATAGAACTGTTTATACCCAAACCATTAGCTACTGATTGTTGGTTCATGGTCCAAGGTACATCTAGGTTAGCCATATCCTTAGTAGTGGAGTTAAGCTTAAACTCATGATCATCCTTGTAACCAACAACTAAGCCATCTTTCATACCTTCTTTCAAACGTACCTTCATTTTCTTTAGCTCTCTGTCAAGTCTAGCTTGATACTTAGGTACATTTTCATTAGGCTGTATATCTGGTTTTTCCATCAAAGCTTCCATGAAACCTAACAGACCGGCATTCTCCATGATATGCTTAAGATTCACCTTCATATCAGACTGGGTCTTAAGTGAATCTAAGGCAGACATAAATGGTGGTATGCCGTATGGTTCATCCGTATCGTTCATATACCCAACGTATTTATACGTTCTGGTATTTAACTTAATGAAAGCTTTATCTGGGTCAGTTTGATTCAGATTCTTTTGGTAAGGCTGGTAGACACCATCATTTTCTCTTTTGAAAACTATGTTGTCTGGCTTTACAAATACTATGGTTGATAAACCATCAAGCTTACTATTGGGTACGCCCTCTATTGAGAGAGCTCCACTTACCAATAGCTGTACTGCCATCTTGTTTACATAACCATCAATACCAGCCATACAGTTTGACCACCTTTTTGTACTATCAGCAAGATGATCCCTCATCATATCAGCTTCTTTATCTGTATTATTAGGAAATTCAACCCTATGACCAGTATTTGTTAACTGGAACATATCCTGTAAGGCTTTACCTACATCTGGGTTAACCTTATACAGATCCCTTATAAGTTTAATGATTTCTACTCTGAAAGATGGGTTGACTGTTTTAATAAAGTCAGTTAAAACTAGACTGGTACTACCATTTCCATCATCTGGTACTGATATTCTACCAGGTTCTACACCAGTAATAGATGGTTTCCTCACTTCCCTTTCCTGTTGAATCGGTGGAGTACGCCCTCGCCTTACTGATATATTGTAACCAAATATATTCATATATGCTAACTAATTATTGACATTATCACTGAAGCCAATACACCTAAGATACCGGCTTTCATATCCTTATTGTCAAATACACCAATATGCTTCATATCCCTATATTCCTTCCAATATATAAGTAGTAAGGTTAGGATAGAAGCCAGTATAATTGCAAATAAGGCAGGTAGAACGATTTCTAGTAAACCAGTAATAATGGAACAAAGAAACATACAAATAATAAAATGTATGTACTTGTCCACGCTTATTTTACCCAAGATTGGGTATACCTTGTTAACTAACCAATAAAAATACTTATCCATATCTAAAACTATCTTGGTGAAACTATTGTGTTACTTTTACCTTTACGAATGTGATTAGTTATGGCTTTACCCATAATATCATCATCAGCAAATACATCCTCAGAAAGAGCATCTTCTCCCTCTGAATTGACTTTATGTTTACCCATTGCTACTGGACGGTTGAAGCTGTCATATATAAAGGTTTTTGACTCATATATAAAAAACGGGTCCTTTACGATTACATTATCGTTTCTAATGTCCTCCTCTAAACCATTGATGATAACAGGGCGGTTTTTGTTAGTAGTAAGCCAACCTGGAGCTTTATCAACTTCGGGCCTTGGTTTACCTTTTTTCTTAATCATCTTCTGATAGTAGTACAACTTCGGATAGCCCTCAGTTTGCAACATTGATGTTACTGCTAAACCAACATCGTTAGATTCTGGAGCAAGTGTAGCCCAGTTAAATAATTGACCAGTGTCACCGAGTAACCTTGCATACTTTTCGATTGGCATTCTACCCTTGTATACAGCTTGCTCTTCACCATCTTTATCCATACAGGTAAATGATGAATAGTCTGAAGCCCTACCAGTTGCAACGTCTGCTCCTATAAAATAACTTCTAGTTTCGTCTGGTAAATTAAATTGGAGATATTGCCCATTATACCTACGTTTGATTACTGGATAGTCTGATAAACAGTCTTCTATGGCTTTGATATCCATAAGATCAAATACTGAATTACCAGAGCTTAAGAAGTCTCCATCTATTTCTTGAGCAGTACGTTTTGGACCAAGGTTCTTTGACATTACGTTATACCATTCCTGGTCACGTTCTGGGTGCATTTGCCAAAAGAGACGGATAGCATTGAAGTTGTTACCACCAGATATAGCATCTTGCCAGGTTTTGTAATAGAAACCTTGTGATCCATAGGGAGTACTGTTAACGATAGCACTACCACCAGTTGATAGGGTTGGTAATGCTGCTGCCCAAATCTGACCAGCCCACCTTACGATAGCTGCCTCATCTATAACTAGTAAGGATAATGATTCTGAACGACCTGCTTCTGATGATGTAGGGATAGATTCTATGAATGAACCATTCTCAAATTCAATCATTGATGAACTACCATACTCACCAGGCCTACCATTGATAATTTGAACTTGCATATACCAAGGCAAGTTCTTATACATGAACTTAATCTTCTTAAGTACCTTCTTAGCAGTGGTGTCCTTGATTGATATAATGTTCACCTTCTTATTAGGGTGAAACATAGTTAACCAAAGGCAGTAGGCAGATATAAGCTCAGTTATACCAGCTTGTCTAAACTTAAGGATGATGTTAAACCTTTGTAAGACAAACTGGTATAATACCGACATCTGATATGGATATAAATCGAATCTAACCTTACCCCTTACTGGATGTATAAGCCATAGGAAGTGTGTAAAGAAGAAAACATCCTTACTAACCTTCGCTAAGTTTGATATCTCATCTTTTGTAAGTCCTTGGGTTGATGTATCGATCTTCTTTATTTTAGCCATTTACCAAACTTGTAAGTAACCTCTAATTCTATATCTGTGTATATGTTCTTGTTTAACCTTTGGTCTCTATTTACAGAAAAACCGAGGTTATAATCTAATAACCGGGTCTTGAAAGATATACCTGGTTTGATTGATATAGTCTTAGTCAGTACTCCATATTTACCTGATAGGAAAGGCTGAATGTAGAATTGCCTAACCCTATTACTTGTTAAACCATCTGGAGTCCAATTATACCTATAACGTTCGAAATCAACCTGATAGTCTTTAGACTGATAAGTGTTTGCAGCTTTATTATAACTAGTGAACCTTAAGTTGTTTCTGTTGAATAGAATTTGAACCAAGGAATCCTTCCTGGGGTCGAATGCACCTAAGTCTGTAGATGTAAAATCTCTGAAGTAATAGTCCCTGGGTAATGGTTTATCATTGGAGTTACCGGGTGATTTGCCATTGTTTTTATCGATGGGAATATTCTGTTCAGAAGATCGAGAACCAGGGTTATCACTTCCAGACTTGATGTCTTTCGAGCCCCAGTAAAGGATTCTAGCTGGCATGATAGTTTGACCGTACTTCTGAACTTTTCTAAAGCTATCTCCAGTAGTTTGGATTTTTGTCTCCTGCTCTACCATTTTCGAAGAATTAGCTTTCTTAGTTTTGGTTACAACTGATACTGAAGTGGAGTTTATCTTCGGTTCATAAGCTGATAACCGTTTACTAAGTGAATAGCTCCTGAAGCAAAGGTATATAGTTATCACTAGTAAAATCAGGATAGCTAAATTCTTGAGAAGATCTTTTAGATTTGATCTTACTTCACGTAAAGGATACTTACGTATGTACTTTTGTTTGTGTGTCATAATGAATAAAATTACTGATGAGTATACTCTCTGAGGGGCCCAGGCCCCTCAGACTAAACGAGGCGTAGCCGAGTTTAGTAACCATTACAATGTTCTCTTTAGAAGTTCTTTCACTACTGATGAATCTTTTGCTGTAATATCCTTTTTCAGGATGTACACCTTTAAACAGAAAGTGTACCTTGACTCAACTAATTCGAATTTAACCTTAAAACCATCGACTAACAGTTTCATGGTTTTATATAACTTCTTCAGAGTTTCGATCGTTATGTAACCCTTAGCGAAAGATTCCCTCGTAAAATCACTTTTGTTAACCATAATTTTTTGATCTTTGTTCATAAACATATAGTCCTATGTTAGTTAGCAAGCATTTGGTAATAACCAAGGTACATCTTTGACAGCGAAATTAAAGTGCTGGTTTTGTAGCTACGAAGTACAAAATATAAGCTAAAATATAGGTAGACTCAAATTAGAAAAACTGCAAAAAAGTGCAAAAAAAGGCAATTTTTGCCTTGGTCTTGGCATACCTTAACTCATTCACTATCAATAGGTTAGATACCTCAAAACTGCGGCGGGTTTGACTTAAGACTGTAATTACTTTAGTAATTACTGGCTTAAGCTAGCAATTCCTTGTTCCTTGTACGTTAACGTTATATGCTAACGTTATATATTACTAAAAGGAAAAAAGGATATATATATGAATATATATCCCAAAAAAGGAAAAGGTTTACAAGACAGGGCCCTGGTGGTCGAAAAGGCCTATGATGTAAGGCATCGAACGAACCATAAACCTACCTCGTAAACTGAGCCTTTAGCTAAAGCATACCTTGCCTTGTTAAGCGAATAGTTGTAATTCGATTTATCGATAAACACTTCGAATTCCTTGGGAAAGCCCATGATGTTTTTGAAATCCAAAATCCCCAAAGGCCAACCATCAGGTCGAAATTGCCTATCAGCAGGCCTCAACGTTAATGGGGCCTTATCTTCCTCTAATCGATAAACTCCAGGTAACGTTGACATCTTTGCTGTTTTGATAGGCCACTTCTTTTCATGTTTGAAGTCTGTGTTCCAAAGCTTGTGTATCTGTTTAACCGTTAGATTCTTTTTCTCTGGTAACTTGCGGTAGTCATACATAGCTAGACGTTTGTTTTCTAACGGTATGTAGTTCATACTAACCTTGCTGAAACCGTCGCTAACTAGTGGCTCTAGTACACCTTTGGTATCCTTAAGACTATTAACCTTAAACACCGTATCAAACTTGCTCAACAGTTTAGCCTTTTTCTTAAGCACTCCAACTATGACTAGACGTTTTCTAGATAGCTGAGAATTACCAAACTCAGATACGGAGTAACAGTGATACACTAGCTTATACTTTGGCAAAGCTTTTTCTAAGTATGACTCAGGAAGTAAGCTTAACAATCTTGGTAAATTCTCTAACAGAAATACCTTTGGTTTGAAATGATTGATAGCTTCAAGAACCAGGTTCAAACTACCGTTCTTTTCTGGTTTACCAAGTTCTTTAACCTTAGAAAGTCTCATAATTGATGAAGCTCCACAATCTGGAGAGCTTACTATCACATCTACTTTCTCATCAAACACATCAGCTAAGTTTCTGGCAAATACTGAATTACCAAAATTAGCTCTCCACTGTTCCTCAGCTTTAGTATGAAATACAGCTCTTGGCTCTACATTACCGATAACATTGTGCTTAGCTAGTTTCCAAGGGAAGAGTAATGCACCTTGACCAGCAGATACACCTAAAACTCTGTACTTTCTCATTTTGGGAACTCTTTTACGAACTGGTTATAAGCTGCCTGAAGCTTTGTATCATACTTATTCTGCTTATAACCAGGACCATTGTATCTTCTAGCAAATTCTGACCACTGTCTAGCGTTCAAATACTTAATAATTCCAGTAGTACTAAGGAAATTGATAAGTAACTCTAGCTGGTTATCTTCTGATTCACAGTTTAGAGATACAAATTCCTCAACATTTCTGCATTTGCAAGCAGCATAATTTGAACCCATTATTTGGAATAAGCCCCAACTTGTTGATTTTAAGGCAGCTTCCCTGTCTATTGTAATGGCTTTTTCGAGACGTGCCCACTCACCTTCTCCACCTTTATACTTAGATCTATTCCAAGTAGGATAGACTATATCTGGAGCTACTTTTAACAGTTGAGAAAGGTTCCTGTTACCTTTCTTCTTCAACTCCTCATAGAACTTGTGGCCTTCGAACAGTATTTTACAACGTTTTGAGGGTAAAAAACCACCACCAATTCCGGATTCTACTAGTTTTACTGCCAGTAAGGCAGCTGGATGAATAGCGTGTTGCCTAGCAATTTCTGCTATTCGATTGTTAGTTAAACTCATATACTATAATTTTATGTTAATGAATATGTAGATTACATAGGAGTATTGCTTTAAGGCATGTTTGTTCTAATATTTAGTGTAAATTTAGCTATCATTTAGTATACAAACTGTTAAAATGGCCTAGCTTGAAGCTACAATGAGCCTCAGAAAGGTATTTCAGGATTTGCATATATCAAAAATAATAATTAATTTTGCACTATCAATAATATAATAATAAATATATGGAGAAAATAAGATTAACAAGCAAGGACCAGGTACTTTACTATGATGGTCAAACAATCATCGAAAAAGTATCAATCAAATCGATCATCAAGGAAAGTAACGAAGTATTACTTTCGAACGGTATCAAGGTAAAAATCGAATCGAGCAAAACTGGAGACTTCCGTAGAACTGACTACAGAAGAACAGAATTCCGTAATGATGGTTACCTTGGTTTCATTCGAAAATTCGATGAGAACTCAACCGATAAGTATCATACGTTTTATAAGGCAATCAAAGCCAAAAGAGAATTAAAACGTAAGCTTATCGAACTAGTAGAACTATCAGATATCTTACCGAACAAGCTTATCCTCAATGAGGAAGCTCAACAACGCATTCTCGAACTTAACAAAAAATTGAAATAATGTACACTTCGATCACTATCATATTAGTAATATACATCGCCTGTTTACCTATCACTTTAAAGTTATTCGCAAACAGGGACAAGATGGAAGCTATCGATCCGAATGAACCAAATTGGCTTATATTCGTAAAGATATGGTTTATCACACCGGCATTCATTATTAAATTATTCACATCTAAAAATTAGGCTTATGTATTTACATTTTAACAACAAAGGGGAATTTAAAGGCTACTCACAAAGAGTACCTACCTGGTTATTCTGGCCAGTTTGGATTTACGTTCTGGCATTCCCATTCATACTATTCATTGGAGGTCACCTATTGCCTTTCATCATCTTCTACGCTTGGGATCATGTAATCGTTCCTTGGGAACCTTGGATGAAAAAAGGCCCTAATGCCGAATATCGGGCTTGGTTAATATTTATGCTCTTGGTTTGCTCTTTGCCCTTATGGCTATTAACCCTAACCGGGTATTGGTTTCAATAAAACAATTTCACTGACATCGTTTAATTTAATTCTAGCAATATGTATAACTTCAATTGGAATATCTACAAGGGTAAAAAGGATATTAATTCTAGCATTCCATACGGGGCATGCTTTAATCGAGAGCAATCTGATTCGATCTTCAAGGATTTCGAAGCATCCTATAGATTTAGGAATAAGCTACCTGACGAGAACGAAGATGCTTACACTGAGTGGGTAGAGAGTGAGCTCATTGAGATCACAGCTAACTACCTAAGCGCAATCGATCCCTACAATAAGCTCATCGACAATACGAATATCAACTTTAATTACATCAACAATGAAGAGAAGTTTTAACAGTTGCAGTGTAGCATTCAACCCATTTACACAGAAGAGGCAAAGCATAGAGCAGCTAGTACCAAGATTTTATTACTCTAACGTTAGTAATATGAGCTTAACTAGAAAGCTCTTGAACATATTACTAATGCCGTTCTGCGTTACCCAGAGATTACCATTGGGTGACCAATTATTAATGGGTGTAGAGAACCTGGACATCGGTATATCCTATTATAAGGGCAGATGGGTAATCACTAATGGTCTTTACATTACACCTTATACGATGGAGGATGTATTAAACGTAATCGGTACGGTTAAGGAATTCTGGCCAGTCACTATGAGGCATAGAATCGTAACGATTACATTAAGGCTAGATTATCGTTATTGCCCTAAAAGGAACATCAGGGTACTATTCGATAGATATGAAGAGGATCTGGTTAGGAAAGGGGCATTAATTAATGCCGTATATTATCCTTGGAAGCAGAACTTCTTCGCAAGGTTTAGAGAAGGGTTTAATCAATATATTAAGGAGGCATTTGTATGAAATGGTTTATTTTAGCAGTAGGGATCTTTACGATTTTGTTGCTTAGGCTCTTTATTAGGGTTTATCAATTGAAGGTAAGAGGCGGAGAGTTTAAGTTTTATAAGATTAATTGGTTCTGGTTCTGGGCAATCTTTATCGCCTTTTATTCTATCTCTGTGGTGATCATTTTGATTTGGAGCTTCTTAGATAAGATCCTTGGCTAGGTACCTCTTAATACGAGGCCCAAAAACCTGGGGCAGTAAAAGAGGGGCACGGTTGTAGTGCAAAGCAAGTTAAAGAATATAAAAGTAAGGGATAAAATTTATCCCTTACTTATTTTGTTATTCAGAAATATTTTTTATATATTTTGGAAAAAGATAATATTTCAAATAATTTTTATAGTTATCTAAATCATAAGTATATATCTCAATATATGGATAATAACTCGGTTTATCATCCGTTATATTAAGAATTAAATCAGTAGTATCTTGATTTAATAAATATATCTTATCATCATAATAACAAATTGTATCTTTGTTTACATATCGGTGTAATAAGTAGTGCAAAAAAGTTACTATGAATATTGCAATAATTATTGCAATTATAGCAATAATTAAAATTGAAATCGAAACCATATTCTAATAATTTTTTAAATTAAAATATTAGTAGGTAGTCCAAAAAGACTACCTACTTAAATAGTTTACTTACTATTTGCAACGACTTTGCAAAGTGAAAGCGCTTTTTCGAGTATTTCTTTTTTCTCAGCTTTTAAATTCTCATTGCAGACCGATTGCAACGAATAATCATTATTAACGTAACAATCTTGGTAAAAAGCGTTAAACGCTTTTACTAATTCTTGTTTTTTAGTTGCATCCTTTTCTGCAACTAAACTTGTTGCACATGAGAAAAGCATATTTCTCAATTTTTTGCGTAATGATTTTTTTTCTTTATCAGTACAATCTGCAAAAATATCCACTTTATAAAGTGAGGCCTTTTTTGTACCGAGTGACGTTTGCAGTAAACCTTTTGTATTATTGCTAAAGTTAGCAATAATGTTTTTTACATTGTTTACTTTTTCTACTTTTGCAGAAACATTCTTAACTCCGTTAACTACTGAATTTTGTTTTTTGTTATTCATATACTTTGTAGCGTTTTTATTTGTTGTTAATAATTAGATTTTTCAAATGAGAAAATTAGCTACTTTAAAACTCATTTTTCTAAATCTTTATTTTTGATGTTGCAAAGATACGAACTATTTTTTAATCTGCAAAGAAAAATCTAATTTTTTTTTGAGTTTAACCTTTATAAATATTTGAAATAAAAAATCTAAAAATCAAAAATTTTTAATTAGAAAAATTCTATTTTCTAATTTATTTTTATTACGTATGCGTATGCGTGTGTATGTATGTATATTTAATAGTGCAATAAATTGCACTATTAAATGCAATTAATGCAAAAATGGTGGCCTATATTCGGAGGCCCGCCTGCGTTGTTGTGTAGGGCTCCACTACTTGTCTTAAGGCCTAAGGGGCCATGAATGGTTACATTGATACACTATGTCATTAGGGCCCTGTATGACATTTTCGTTATAGCCAAAAAGTTCACTGGTAATCTGTAGATGGCCGCAATTCGATTCATTGCTATAGAACTTGGTAAGCGATTTTGAATTCAGTCGTTATCAGTAGTTAGCTTAGAGATCTGGGTAAGCGAAATTCGATAAGCTAGGCAGATATGAAATCAGATAAGCGAAGTAGAATTAAGGTGTTACACAGTTAAGCTCTTGGTAGTTAGTCCAGACTTAGGAGTTATTAGTTGTAGGGATTATTGTTGGTCTTTTGGGAATTCTTTGAGAATTCGTTGAATAGTTTCCTGTTCCTCGAATAGATGATTATCAGAGAAATCGCATTGATCAGCAAGTGAACCAGTTTTGGGATCGATTCCCTTTTTCTGATCGTAGTGTTCAATCAGGGCTTCCGGATATTCGATGGGCCTCCGATCGTATTTGTTATTGTAGTTGTAGAGGAAAGCGATGTGCCGAATCTGATTGATTAAGTCTGGGAGATTGTCGAAGAAATCGTCATCTCCAATGAAATCTGATTGGAGGATATCTAGTAATTGCTTGAGCAGTTCTTCGAAAGCTTGAGGTGCTTCTTTGATGTTGATGGAATAAATGAGTTGAATCCCATTGTCGGAAAGTTCATCGGCAAGTTCTGGGTTAGAATCTTCGAGATCGTTGACATCGTAAACGATTGTGATGTTCTTTGGGAGATATTCTCCTGTTGAACTTGGGATGAGGAACTCTGATGTTGATAAATAATTTAAATTGTTCATTTGACTAAATTTTAATTGTTACTAATGTTATTTATTATCACTATGCAAAATTACGAATAGTATTTTATATATGCAAATATTTATATAACTATTTTATTAGTGGCTGAGGATCTTAGTATGGTCAAACGAGTAAGCATGAACATAAGTATCAAATTATGGGTAGTTTACGATTGCTTCTAGCGCTCTAGAATATATTAAGTGGTATATTTATATGGCTAGTTATTGAAATAATTCTTGAGATGTGATAAATTGGCGGCCATGAACGGTATCGAAAATTTCGAAAAGGTGATCACAAAGGATGGGCCCCAAGGCAATTAATATTAAGGTGTACACATACGCCTTGTTGTGTATACGTAAATATTGTCGAGTCGTTGCCCCAAGGCCAATCGAAATCGACAAGGCCTAAGCCCAACCCAAACAAAATATAATACATATATACTAAGTGTACCTACGTTCCGATCTAGTGTAATATAATTATATACATCATATTCTATGAAGTAAGATCAACAATCTACTTGTCAATAGCTAAATCAATGAAACCCAGTTAGCGAATTTCGAAACATGGTAAATCGAAATCGTAAGCCCCAACAGTTTATTAATATATATATAATATAAGGTTAAACTCTACGATTAGAGATCAGGGCAATACGATTAGAGATTTGAAAAGAACGTCTAACTCTCTGCTATAGCTATCTAACAGGCTCTACAACAAACAGAATTAAATAAT